CACTCTTAATTCACAGAATGTTGAAAAATCAACGCTCGTAGGGCATATTTGTACTAAAACTGATAAAACTACTATGTATATCAAGGAGTTCCATACGATTTCGTAAATAATGGCGCAATCCTAGGAAAATAAAGGCTTTGCGGAGTTTTCGTAAAATCGTAAAAAATATAAAATTCTATGTATTTTAATGTATTTTAATACCAAAAGTGTGTAGTAACTGTGTAGTAACCACCCCAAAAAGTGTGTAGTAAAAATTGTATATAGAAAAGCCATTATATGACACAAATATGAGAAGAACATGGAAATGCTCTTCTCTTTTTTTATGCCACAATTTAGGCATAAGGAGATGATGTTATGTTTAACGATGAAGTGAGAGAACAAATATTTGCTAAAAGTGAGTTACAAAAAATCGACTTAATGACATTATCCCTTGTCATTAAAGCAATAGAAGAGGTTTTGGAGGAAAACGAAAATGAACATGCCGTATCAACAACCAATGATGAATTATACACCTAACTATGGAGCGTATCAGTACAATCCAATGGCAAGCTATCAGAGATACCAACAGCCCGAGCCAACACAAGGTATAAGTGGCAGAGTGGTACAGGCGGTTGAGACTATCAATCCCAACGAGGTGCCAATGGACGGTAGTGTAGCATTTTTCCCCAAACAGGATTTAACGGAAATATATGCTAAGAGTTGGAATGCTGACGGAACAATCCGCACATTGACATTTAAACCGGTTTTAAATGATAAGACAGACATTTTATCGGCTGACACAGAAAAACTCGAATTTGACCTATCAGAGAAAGCCACAGAGGGTATTATGGCAAAGCTCAACGAACTGTCAGAGAAGATTGAGCAATTATCTTTAGGAGCGCAGAGAAAAACTCCACGAACACAAAGCAAGGAGAGTGAAAAAGCATGAATGTAATGGGAATGATACAACAGATGATGAGCAATAATCGAGTAGCAAACAATCCAATGATTAAAAATGCAATGAGCATGGCTCAAAGCGGAAACAGCAAGGGAATTGAGCAAATGGCAAGGAACTTGTGCAAGGAAAAAGGCATTAATCCTGATGATGTTATGAAGCAGATCAGGAGCAATTTTGGAATATAGCATATTAGAGAACGTGCGCACGGCTCTTTATGAAATAAATTTTGGAGGTAAAACAGATGTTCAACACAGGAAATTGTCCAAGCGTACCTATCGTCGCGAATTTGGACGGAAACAACGGAAATAACTGGAATGACGGCTCATGGCTTTGGTTCCTTATCGTAGTATTTGCGATATTCGGAGGCTGGGGCAATGGCTTCGGTGGTTTCGGTGGTGGCACTAATGGTGGTGTCGGCAGTGAAATTCAAAGAGGCTTTGATAATCAGGCAGTTATCAGCAAGTTAGATGGTATTTCTAACGGACTTTGTGACGGCTTTTATGCCATGAACAACAGTATGCTCACAGGCTTTAATGGTATTAACACAAATATCATGCAGACCGGATATGGCATACAACAGGCGGTAAACGCTGATACAGTTGCTAATATGCAGAATACCAACGCTTTACAGTCACAGCTTGCTAACTGCTGCTGTGAGACAAGAGAAGCTATCCAAGGTGTAAACTACAACATGGCAACTAACACTTGTGCTTTGCAGAACACAATGAACAATAATACAAGAGATATTATCGACAGTCAGCAGGCAGGAACAAGAGCTATTCTTGATTTCTTGACAAATGACAAGATAGCAACACTTACAGCAGAGAACAACGATTTACGTAGGGCTGCTTCACAGGATAGACAGAACGCACTTTTGACTACTGCTATGACAGCACAGACAAATCAGATTATTGACGCTGTAAGACCTACACCGGTACCGTCGTTCCCAGCTTCTAACCTTTATGGTTATGCTTATGGATGCGGTTGCAATACCGGCTGTAATTGCTAACAACTAAATAATTGAGTATCTTAATTGAGTTTAACTCAATCTAAACCGAGATTTAGTCAAGGCTTAGTCCAAGTTTAGTCCAAGAGTTAGTCGAGATTATGTCTGCTAAGCAGTATTACTTGATGTTACCGACACAAATGTCGGGAAGATAAAGGGCAGACTATAATGTTTGCCCTTATTTTGTGAAAGAGAGGTAAAAATAATGGAAATAACAGGAATTGCATTACAGACTGTTTCAGCCGGCGAAGATGTGGCATTTACAGAGACGGCCGTAAGCGGAACAAAATGTATCGTACACAGAACCGGAAGTGGAATTATCAAGCTAAGAGGTATTACTAATCAGTGCAAGGCTAGATTTTTAGTATCATATTCCGGCAATATTCAGATACCTACAGGCGGTACTGTTGAAGCTATCTCGCTTGCTATTGCAGTAGACGGAGAACCTTTACAGTCAACTAAGATGATAGTTACTCCGGCAGCGGTACAAAATTTACAGAATATCAGTTCACAGGCATACATTGACGTACCCTGCGGTTGCTGCAGTACTGTAGCGATACAGAATACATCTACACAGGCTATTGAAGTGCAGAATTCTAATTTAATCGTTACTAGGCAAGCTTGATAAGTATTCGATGATAAGTCTTTCTAATATTGCTGATACAGAAAGATGCTCTTTGATTGCTTGAATTTTAATCTTTTCCAACAATTCGCTTTCTATTGTGGTTGTGAATTTGATTTTAGACATTGCAAAACCTCCTTTTTGACAGTATACCATAAATACGTATTGACGTAAATATGCAAAATTGTTATAATATACGTAAATAAGTATATACGTATAAAGGAGATTGAAAAATGGCTTTTAAAAAAGGAATGACAGCATATAATTTTGATGATTTGACAGGCAAGACATTTAACAGGCTAACAGTTATTAAAAGAGTATATAAAAATAATAGCAAAAAAGTATATTGGAAATGCAGATGTGTTTGTGGAAAAGAAACAATTGTTGAAAGCTCAAAACTCAAAGGTGGATATACAAAAAGCTGTGGGTGCCTTAACAATGAAAATCGAAAGCGCCATATAAATGAACTGACTACGCATAATATGAGTAACAGCAGATTGTTCGAGATTTGGTGTTCCATGAGAAGAAGATGCGAAAACAGAAAAGATAAAGCGTATAAGTGGTATGGTGCTAAAGGCGTCAAAGTCTGTGATGAGTGGCAAGGAGAAGGCGGTTTTCAAAATTTCTATAATTGGTCTATAAAAAATGGGTACAAAGAGGATTTATCTATAGATAGGATAGATTTTAACGGAAATTATGAGCCGTCAAATTGTCGCTGGATTACACAAAAAGAGCAATGTAATAATACAAGCAGAAATATTTATATCGATTACTGCGGAGAAAGAAAGACGTTAAGTGAATTATGTGAGATGTATAATCTTAAATATGGAATTATGCACCATAGGATTTGTGATTTAGAACTTCCTTTTGAGATTGCTATGAATTTGAGCGGGTTTTGTAGAGTTCACTACAAAGGAAAAGAAACTGATTTAAGGATAATATCAAGAGATGAAAAAATAGAGTATAAAACTTTATTAAAAGAAGTATTGGTAAATAAAAGAAAAGATATAGAACAAATTATATTAGAATGTGGAGGTAAAAACATATGCACAAATGGGCTAAACAGATAATGGAATGCGTCAAGGCTAAAGTTGACGGAATTGGAATTGACAATTTTGAGGGGCAAAACCTTGACGATTTAAAGGATTTTACCGAGATTGTTAAGAATATCGTAGAATTTGACAAGGACTATCTGATTGTTGAAGCTATGGAAAATTCAAGAGACGATTACAGGAGATACACCGAACCGCCATATTATCACATGCCGGTAAACTACAACGACATGGAGTATATGCGTGACATGGATAAGAGCCAAGGTAAGATGTACTACTCTGAACCGATTGCACCGCATGTGAGTGAAAGCAATTATGACAGAGCAAAGAGGCATTATACCGAGACAAAAGAAATGCACAAAGGAGCTTCAACAGAGGATAAAGAGCATAAAATGAAAGCCCTTGATATGTATATTCGCGAATTGAGCGGAGACATATCGGAGCTTTTAAATGACATGACGCCCGATGAACGCAACCTTTTGCGCACTAAAATGAGCAATCTTGCGTCAAAACTGTAATTATTAAGGCTATGGGTAGCAATGCTCATAGCCGTTTTTAGAGGGCATAAGCATGGATATAAGAGTTAATGATATATTGTGGCACATACAATTCAAAAAGCCCATATCGAGCGAATTAAGGCGGTCTGACGGCACAATAAGCTTGGGAGTAACCGACAACACAACCAAGACAGTAACAATAGCTGACAATGTGTCTGATTGCATGGCTGACAAAATACTATGCCACGAGCTGGTGCATGTGTACTCATTCTCATACGGCTGTGACATTGACATAGAGACAGAGGAAATAATTGCAGACTTTATGAGCTTGTATGGACGGAATATTGTATACACGGCTGACAGAATATTTGATTTATTGGAGCAAAAATATGGATAAAATAGACAGACTATTAGAATACATACACCGGACTAATCCGGAAATGACACGGCAGAAATTGATTGAAGAACTAGGAGAGAGTGACTACAGCGCCAAGAGCATTTATTTTTTGGCAATTCAAAATTCAAAATCCTGAAAATATCCTAAAATATTTTGATACCCCCCTACCTTTTGAATTTTTCGATTTCAAAAATCCGTTCGCAAAATTTTTCAAAAACTTGTCGAGAACTTGCAAAGAACTCGCACCGCACTTTAATTGAGTAAAGTTTTCTGAAAATTCAAACAATTTCTATGATTTGGTGCGCCTGACTCGTAACAACTCGCACCCGGTACAACTTGCCACGGCTTGACGGCTCACAATGCTATAATTATATTTTTAGGCATTGTGAACGGCTTATTTTGTGGCTTATTATAGCGTACTCGATAAAATCCACGCTTGCACGTTTAAAACACCTTAATTCGTCAAATACACGGCTTATAGGTGTATATCATAAAATCATAAACCGATTTTGTTAAATTGTCAATGTACATATAATCCGAATGCATAGCTGGATAACTTGCGACAGCTCGAACGGCTGCACGACAAAAAGGGATATAGAATATCCCTAATTATAACGCGTGATGTATTTTCCGCCTCTGTAGTCGCAAAATAGCGTGACCGGGTGAACGTGTGCGCGCTTTTCAACAACTTGCAACCATTCACCGGACCTTTGGACTGTAATTTTTAGCTCGTGTGACTCCATCCATTCAATGCAATCGTACTTGATATAGCTAAAGTCACTTAATTTTGGCACGTCATAGCCTAGCGCCTGAACGCGCTTATATATTTCCTTTTTGCCTAGATATTCATATTTTGGCATAGTACACCCCCTAACTATAACAAGCCTTAATTATAGGGCTTATATAATTTTCATGATTCAGATAGTTAATAAAAGCCGTCCGCCGGTATTCTTTGCCGCTGATGAGCGTTAATACATCGTCACATGTTCCAAAATCTGCGACAGCTCTAAATATATTCGTGATTGCTTTTCGTGTTTCTCGCTCGCTTTTCTGATATTCCGGCGCACTCGTATATTTTCCGTTGTAGCGCGCTTTTATTTCACGCTCTACAGCGTCAAGGCTGTTCAGTTCGTTGTTATCCATCCGTCAACCCTCTTTTCTATTCGTGCATGGTTTATATGGTTACTATTGACTTTTTCGCGGTCTGTCGTGCATTAATCTGTTTTTATTAGGTGATAACGCAAAGCGCCTATAAGGGCGCACAATTATTTGTTCAGGCATTGCACCTCTTGAGCCTGATATAAATATAAAGGCATTTATAAGACCTATTGACGCGATTATTTACCGGACGCGCGGACGGAGTGCAATATATACAGCCGTAAAGCCATATAAGGCACCTATAAATAAATACATTAAATTGATAATATAAGACCTGAAAAGCCTTATATATAAAGCTAATAGCCGGAATCGAACCGGCTAGAATACACCATGTTAATTTATATTTCTATTAGCTAAACAAAAATTAAGTCGATAGTATCAGTTAAATTATACAGCTTTTCACAATTTGCGTTATAAATTGCGTTTTGCTTTTCGCTCTCTGATAAATACAGCTTGCTAATTGCAATTTCTACCGCGTTAATAACAACGTGGTATAGTTCAGGCGGTAAACAACAAAGGTATTCACCACTATATATTTTTGGTATTCTCATTTTGTGCCCCCTAACAATAGCAAAAATCACCTTGCGAGCCGGTTGTAATAATCATTTTCCCGTCTGATCTGCGATAAACGACCCCGCAACCGTCCGCATACGTCGACCATACAAGCCGGCCAGCCGGGGTTACTTTTTCGTGCTTCTTATAATCATAAAAAGCATAATGTGGTTTTACTCCGCTTTTTTCTTGCTCAAGTGCATTGTTTATAATTTCATTATCCGTTAATAATAACGCTTTTCCGTTTTTCATCCGTCCACAATATCTCATTTTTCCCACCTCTTTAATATAAAGCCGGTGAACTTGCACCGGCTTAAATCTATTTAGTTCCAATTAATCGCTAAATGCTCGAAAGCTTTTTCGATGTCTGTCGAGTTGTCTGCGGTATAATCTCCAATAGCTTTATTGTTAATATAACAATTTCCCCAATATTCCCCGGTCAAATCGTTAAAAAATATATTGATTTTTTCAACCGCTTTTATTTTGTCGTTGTGCCACATGTCTATATTAATCATACTTTATCCCCACTCTTCACAGTTTTTATAACTATCTGATTTATGTATTTCTGCGCGGTAAATGCTGTATAATAAATCGTTTAAAGCCGTATAAATTGGCATTGTACAAGTAAAATCCTCATCACATTGATATAAATAGCTTTCTAGCTTTTTAATAAATCTATATCTATCGAGCATATATAGGTTTTTGCCATCGTTAGGAAAATCCGGCATTTCTGTTGTGCTTTCATTGTACCTTGACGATACAGCCAAATCGTTAAAGCGGTATAAAACCCGCGCAATTTTCCTAGTCTGATAATATCCGGTTTTATCTGTGCAATCCATAAACTGATTTTGTAGCTCCTTAATATTTAGGCTTATACAATTGCTATTGTTTGAGTTGTCCAGCATATAGCGGATTGACTCCGCTAAATCTGTTAATGATTCGTTTGATAATACATATGCACTCATGATTGGCACCTCCTAATCTTACTCCGTTATTCTTTCAAATATATCTATTGTCTTGCGAGCGTTTTCTCTTTTCCTCTCGGCTGTGTAACTGTGGCGCTTGCTCTTTAGTGCTTTTTCTGCCTCCTTAAGGCTTACAACTCCCCAGCCTGCCGCCTCTCTTAATAGCTTAACCTCTTCTTTTGGCAGCTTAATAGCTCTTAAAGTATCGGGATTAATAGAATAATCGTCTTTGATTCCTGGGTGTAAGTCCTGACAAAGCGGTATATATTCATCACTTCCCATATTCTTGCCAATATTCCATACGTAGAAATTAAATGGAATTTTATCGACTATCTTATAAATATCTGTTTTCCATAACGTCTCGCTTGTAATTGTGTCACCTTTAATCTCAAATCTCATAATCTTGCACCATGTCGGGGATGTGTTATAATTCCCTTACCTTTCAATTATTTTTTGTTTGGCGCTCATCGTGTAACTTTGGACGGCTGCGCGATGAGCTTTTTTATTTTGTTCCTTGCCTTTCGACTTGACTAAAGTATATCAAAATGTAAGGCACAAAACAATAGGCAAAATATACAAAATGTAAGGCACAAAAAAGTAAAGCTATTATACAATATATACAAGGCACAAAATTATTTAAAACGCTATTATATAGAAACAATTATTATTGCTTGACTTACAAGGCACAAAAATATATAATAAATGTAAATATATAAATGAAAGAGGTGTAGAACATATGGAATATAAGACCACAGAAGCGCGCAGAAAAGCCAATTATAAATATGATGATAAATTTGAGCGTGTAAACTGTCGTTTTGCAAAAGGCACAAAAGATAGAATTAAAGCATTAAAATACAGTGCTAACGATTTTATAAAATTGGCTGTAGCGGAAAAATTAGAACGTGAAGAAAAAATATTAAAATAAGGCACAAAAAAGTAATTGACATACAAGGCACAAAATGATATAGTTATGTCGTAGCAAATAAACAACGTAACTAATGAGGTGGGAAAAATGAAATTATACTTTTACATTTTAGATACTTATGGCGAAAGCCCTAAAGGCTTATGCGTTAAGGAATGTGAAGCAGAGGAAAAGCCAAAGACGTATAAGGCCGTTAGTGGTTCTTTTCCAAACTACTACAGCACAGTAAGGAAAGACGAAGCTGGACAAATAAAAGACGGTTATTTATTCCTTACAGAGCCTGACTTTGAGTATGCAAAAGAAAAATTCAAGGTTGGAGCAGAGCGAGCGATTGCAGAAAAGTTAAAGAGCATTGAAAGGCTTAAGGCTGAGTTAAAAATAATAAATGAAAGCGAGGTATAAAGAGTATGAGAAACTTTTTGATAACTAAGAAAACATATAATTGTGGCAAGCTTGCCGGATTTGAAATTTTGGGAATGGTTCAGGGCGATAATTTCCCGGCATACGATAAAGAGACCGCCAAAAAGCTATTCGGCTTTGAATGCGTGGACGTAATGGAAATACCGGAAAAATGCCACATCAAAGTATTTTAAAAATTAAATATTGTTTTCAAAAAGTCGGTTTTTGTGACCGGCTTTTTATTTTGCCGTTCAGGTCCTTGATCTGTATCTAGCCTCATCGGGCTATATATAATATAATTAATATATATGTGTGGTGTAGTATATATTAATCAATACAGTTAGTTGTTATATGTCCAATAATTCTATATATTGACAAAATAGGTATATTTGATTATTATAATTTTAAATTTAATTAATAAGCGAATGCCGGCTAGCTCGTATTGTTTGGATTAATTCCAAGCGGTGCGGGCTTTTTATTTTGTGATTTAGAGGTGCTAAAATGGAAAAAATTAAAGGAAATATAACTAAACATTTAATTGCCGATTTTGGCACTTTTCAGCTCTATCGAGAGGACTTCGAGAGGGCTATTGACCAGGCATGTCAGGAACTACAAATTGAGGACTTGAAAAACGAAGGTCAAAGGCCTTGGAAAGCAGTTTGTAAAAGAGTTGGAGAAATTATATTTAATGACAACAGTATTTTGAAAGATAAACAGTTATATGATAATACATGTATGTTAACCAACTACAATAGATATAATTATAATATATTAAATAATATATGTGATGAATATATATATTTTAGTGATAAATATAATAAGCTATGCAGTACTATAGCTTTTAGTAATTGGTGTAACATTGATAATAGTACTGTAGATAATTGGAGATTAAACAAAGAGTCAAGCCCTATAAGTTTCGAAATCTGGAAAAAATTGCAAGGAATCCGCAAAGATTGCATTAAGGACAGAGCATACGACAACAAATCACCGGTTGGTGCTATGTTTGTTGGCAATAATGAGTTTGGAATGAATCAGCCGGGAATAGGCTACGAGGCTACACAAGCGCGTGCGCTAAGTGCTAATGAATTGCCACAGTTAGGCGGTGCAAATAGTCAGAATATTAAAGCACTAACAAGTGATAACATGGTTGATAATGCCAAGTAATTGTATATACAATACACACAATTCTAACCCCTTGATTTACAAGGCTTTGAGAGCTATTAAATTATTACAACTATGCACAAAACAGTTGTTTAACGAATAGTTAAATACATAGAAGTTAATTGTATGTGCAATTGATACAATTTGAAAGCTTGATGTTTGAGGTCTGAACGGCTGCGCGTTGGTGCCCCTAGGGGTGTATATGAAAAGCGACAAACCGCCCCACTTAGTCCCCAAAATATCCGCCAAAACAAAAAGGCTCTTATCTTACCTCATTTGCACCAAGCAGTATTTATTATAATAACATAAATTATATATTAATTAAACAACATACACAATAATAATATATATACAATTACGATAAAATATTAGTTATATATTATATATAACAGTAAAGGAGCTAACAGCTATGAAATTGACAGGATTTGAACCTAACAAAATTAATTCTGATATGGTAAATCATCCTAGCCACTATAATTTGCCCGACCGCAAAGAGTGCATTGATGAAATGATTGACATATACGGACTTAAGGATGTGGCTAAATGGTGCGAGATTACTGCATACAAGTATAGATATCGTGCCGGGCATAAAGATAGCTTCACGCAGGATATACAAAAAGCTACATGGTACACAGTTAAGGCTCGTGAGCTTAAATCTAAGCGCAGATGGAAAGTGTTCGGAAAATTCGTGGATAAGGAACTTCCGGTGTTGTTTAAAAACATTTTCCTGTGGCTGATGGTGCTTTCCACAACTCGTGGATTACTTTTATCTGACGAACACGGATTGTTTATCTCGGTAGTATTTCTAGTTTTGGCTACTATAATTGAGTCACTGATAGAAGGCTTTAAGGATAATTAGATTTTGAGGTGTAAATCATGTTTGTATTAAAAATCGCAACAACAGTATGGCTGACATTAATTGCATTGGCATTGATGATTGTATCGTTTAACAGAGAAGCTGATACTACTTCAAGACTTCTCAACATTGCCGTCATGCTCGGTCAGATACTTGCCATAGCTTTCATGTGGCAGTAAACATAGGGCATTCGCCAAGCGGTAAGGCACGGGATTTTGATTCCCGCATTCGTTGGTTCAAATCCAACATGCCCTGTTCGGGGTTTACTTGGTTCCCCCGACATTGGACTTAGTAGTTCCTTTCACCCTCATAGTGGAAAACTGTTAAGAGCCGTCACAAGGCTCGTGAGGGTTTAATCGTGTATAATCCCACAATACATGAGCGTGAAAACCAACCTGTCGTAAAGACATCTGTAATAGGCAGAGTAGACATATATACCCCCTTTAATTGTTAAACTAGGGCAACTCAAATCATATGAGTCTTAGGTGAGGTGCAATCCCTCACATGTCCTTTGCTGTAGGTTTCGCTAGTTCTTTTCCAGCAGCACATACATATTATATCTCCGGAGGGTGTTGCCACTCCTTAGACTTCACCCTCACTATTGGCTTGTAGTTCAACAGGTAGAACACTTGACTGTTAATCAAGTAGTTGTAGGTTCGAGTCCTACCAAGTCAGCTTGCAGATATTTCTGCAATAAGGGTTTCTGCTATTCCCTTGTTTTGAATTTTTCATGCTGAGGCGGAACTAATTAGGCTGGTTTCGTCTCAATATCGGCATGTAGCTCAGTGGTAGAGCAGTCAGCTAATGGCTGATGTGTCGTGGGTTCAATTCCCAACCTTGCCGATTGTTGATGTGTGGCGAAATGGGTAAACGCTTAAGCATAAGGCAATCCACACTTTGGTTAGGAACAAGTTGCCGAATTGAAAACGGCAAAGGAACCTGTATAGGTGTTACCTGTTGTGAAAAGTGATTGCTATGTGTGGTTCAAATCCGCACCACATCAATCATATGTCGGTTTAGTACGAGCTGTTATATCTTGAATAGCGGTTGCGTAACGCTGACATGCTTTTTAAGACAATGAAGTAAGACAGGTCTGTACGTGTTAGCACGATACAGTAAGACGAAGTAAAAAGAAAACACACAAAAACAAGTTGCTAGTAGGTACGCGCGACTGAAAGCAATGGGGTGAGACACTTCAAAATTCTGTAATGTGTTTTGATAAACCTTTTGATGGAGTGTATTTTGCCTTTTCAAAAATTCGGTAAAATCAGTTGCCTAGTGATTGCAACACGAAAAGCGGAACCGTGACCGCCTGACAGCTGCTTTTATATAAATCACGGAGTTATCGGTACGGAGGTAAGAACATGGATTTTAGAGAATTATTTATTGACAAATCAAAGACACTTATTATAAATACTGATTTGGCGCTTGTTTTAGGAGATTTAAACGAAGCAATAGTGTTAAATCAATTAAATTATTGGCTAGGAATTAACAGAAAAGCCGGTAAAAATTTTATTGACGACAGATATTGGGTATATAACTCATACAGCGATTGGAAAGCTAAAGATTTTCCGTATTGGAGTGAAAAAACGATACAGAGAACATTTACAAGGCTTGAAAATAAAGGAGTTGTTGTATCTGCTAATTATAACAAATTGGGTATTGATAAAACAAAGTGGTACACAATAGATACTGAAAAATTACAAGAGCTTGTGGATGAATTTAATTCCGATGAGGACAAAATGACAAATCGACAGGACAATATGACAGACCGACAGGACAAAATGACCTGTCGAGAAGGACAATGTGACAGACCATTACCAGAGATTACTACAGAGAATATAAACAGAGACTATAATTCAGAGATTACTGGAGAGGTACATACATCTGTTTTCGAGAAACAGACGGCAAGAGTCACCCGACAGAATATGCAAGCAAAGAAAGAAGATATGCTCAATAGGCTTTTTGCAATCTGCGACAACAACATTGAAAACAAGACAGTCGGAGAAGCAGTCAAAAATGCATTTCGTAGATACATGAACCTGTACGAAACATATTTTTGCAAAGTTCACCCAATCTTAACCGATAGGTCACTCACTAATGTATGCCTGTCGCTTTCAAATGTGACCGATGCGGAGCATAATCACTTTGAGTGGACAGATGTTTACCTAGCAGACGAAACAGGGTTTACCGGGCTTGATAGAATGGTTAATGAGCATTTCAGACGGACACATAGAGGACAGACTAACTACTCGATAACACATTTTGCTAAAAGCGACTATCTGCTACAGCTCGCACAAGGTCTTATTGAGTACTAAACGGAGGTATAAGCATGGCAAAGGGAGTTAAGACACGGAATGTTGATTTATTCCGAGAAGCATTAATAGAATACGCATCCGGCAGATGTTCACAATCAAAAGCTGCGAAGATGGCCGGCATGAGCCGACCAACATTTAGGAAATACGCAAATATGTATTTCTTGGGTATTCCGTTTCCCGACACGCTGTTTAAGGCAAAGGGAGAATAACCAATGATTGCAAATTGTGTGAATTGTGGCGCACCGATTGATAGAAAACTCGATAAATGTCCTTATTGTGGTACACCTTATGACTACAATGACTTTAATGCAAGTTTTGAAAATAAAAATATACTTGGAACTATCTCTATTGCCGGGCAAGAATATCAAGTGTATTTAGGCGGATGCAAGGTGAATACAATTAATGTCGGGGGTGGCAGAAACATAGATGGAATGCTTCACAGAGACAATATTGTTAAAAAACGAATATTTACTTTGATTGAGGTGTAATATGTGTGAGTTTTGCGAAGAAAAAATCCCCATCATAACACATTATGGCAAATTTAAGATTGATAAGTTGTCAAATAAACCTATAATTACATGCGATTTAAATAAATGTCCGTCTTTTGCGACGTGCAGTAGTAAAGACATAAACGTTGAAATGGTAATGGAAATAGCTTATTGCCCTATCTGTGGCAGAAAGTTGGTAGAAGAATGAAAGAAACTATTTTGTATATTTCCAAATCAGAACAGGACATACAAAGTTTTCTGAAATATCTTCAATCGAAGCTAGAAGCAGAGCAAAAGGAATGTACCCTAGATGAACAACACAATATTTTAAAAGTGCCAAAATATTATGATATTGTCGGAAAGAGCATTTACGGCAACAGACTTGGAGTAGGATATGGATATTGCAAATATTATTGTTTTTCAGAAGCGTATGATAGAAATAAATACAGCAATGCAGAAAATGAAAAACTTAAAGAAATTCTTATGCACACAAGACAAGGCACAGAGAGAATAACAGGGCTTGATGTTATGTATATGCTAGGATTGGTTTGAAAGTTGGTGGAATGATGATTACACAGAAAGATGTCCACAATAATATAGTTGTAAATGCAAGCACTTGGCAGAAAAGCTATTTATCGTTGCAATGTGGCGGAAATGTTGAAAAGATAAAGGAAGTCGAACAGACAATGGCTAATATAATTAACGGCATTAGCAAGGCACTTAAAAATAGTGGAACAGATTATCTGAATAAACTTGATTTGTAAGCGAGGGATTTTATGAAACATCAAAAAGAATGGCGCACTTGCGATAGGTGCGGAAAAGAAATAATACGCTACAATAAAGAACGTGCATATATCAAAACAGAAGAGGTAAAACCTTTTCACGAAAAAACAACCATATACACAGCCGAAGATTTGGCAAAGGAAGTATTGCCAATGGCTATATGGAAAGACAATATGCAATATGATCTATGCCCTAAGTGCAGGAAAGATTTTGAGAGGTTTATAAGAAATGAAGAAATCAAGAAGTAAAATAATCATAAAAACAAGAGCTGGCGGCTATACGAAGATTTACGCTAACGGAAAGTGGCAGAAAAAGGTGTGCAATATTGACTATCACGCAGAATGTAGCAATAAGGGCGGAATAAAGGTTATGTGTGAGTTTGATAAATACAAGGTCGATAAAAATGACGCAGTTATCTATGATGAAGAAAACAAAGAGATTGTAAGAGAGCATATAGTGGCAAGAATTTAAGGAGTGTTTAAGTTATGAGCATGGCAGAAGTAATTAAATCAATAGAGCGTGAAGCACTTAGAGAGGCGCAGTCACACGAAATAGGCGGTAGAAATGGCGAGCCTATAGATTGTTCCACTTTAGGCAATAAGCCTGTTATTAAGGCAGATAATGAAGCAGACAGGCAAGCGTTGAAAGATTGCTTTAAGGAGTGAAATTATGAAAATATCAGAAATGAATAACTGCATTGAGAAAATGCGTGAGTGTTACAAGTTTGATGATGATAAAACGGAAATCTGCATAGGAGATATTAGAAATGGCTCCAGTGGATATGTGACTGTTTGCGCAAAAGATGATAATGGAACTCAAATTGAAATGACAAGGTATGCGGATGAACTGAACAAGGAGTGAGATTATGTTAATAGTCGCATTACAAGACGATATAGACAGCTTATATGCCATATGGGACACAACCACAGACCGATTTTTAGGAGTTAATCTTGGAAAGTATGAAGCTGTCGGAATTATTATGGATTACACAAAAAAATGCAATTTTGCAGACGCTTATAGCAGAGTGCAAAACCCACAGCCATTTAAAGACATTGCTAAATGCTTATGTGAAGAGTTTAATCGTGATGATAATAAAATCGAAACGGCAACTCAATATTTGAAAGAAATGTCATGGAAAATAGGCACTGTTAGTGTTGAATGCCTTTCAGAAAAGGACGGACAAAAAATGAGGGAGTATATAAATGTACTTGAAAACAGGATTGATGAATTAGAACAATGATTGCTGATTATCAGCGGAAAGGGAAACAGATGGACGAAATGAAATTCGGAATGAAAATTGCCTATCAAGGAGTAAAAGAAGAAATGGAAACAATAGTTGCAGAACTCGCAAGAAAAGGAATTGAAAAGCCAAAAGGCTTTAGCACATTGAAACAGTTTATAAAAGATAGACTTTCAGAATGTGAATAAATATATTACTAACTATCAGCAGAAAGGAATTTTTATGAAGAAGAAAATTTTAGCAGTTGTATTAGGATTAACATTATGTTTTGGAATGACTGGATGCGCGTCATGGGAAAGAAGTGTAACTGATTTTAAGAGCGATATTAATGGTGGTATGCAGAGAACAATTACTGTATACACGGCAGATGGCAAAGAACTTGCAACATACGAGGGCAAGATTGACCTTAGCACAAACGATGGCGGATATGTTAAGTTTGACTTTAATGGCAAGAGATATATTTATTACAACTGCTTTGTAGAAAGCATTGCGGATATTGATTAAGTGATATTACCGGCTAACAAATAGAGTTAGTCGCTACCCTAAAACAATTATAGGCAGAGGTCTATAAGCGCCTTTGCTAAAAAGTGGAGGTGCTTTTCTTATGGCTAGTCAGAGCCTAATTTCCACAGTGAACAGTTACGAAAATTACATAGAGAGAAAAGGAATAGACGAACAAGCTATTGACGCATATATACAAGCTGTAGCGGTTGCCTTAAGAACGGAGCATGATATTGACTACGGATTGAAAATATCAGCAAGGTCAAAACAACTTATAGCTCAATTTGTCAAAGCACATACAGGTGGCAGAGTTGCAGATTTAGAAATTTATGCCGGGGAGCATGACACCGAATACAAAGTGCTTAAACAATTTTACGATGCTTTAATGTACGAGTCAGCATATCTGGTTGATAGCTTTTTTTATTACATTGAAATTGACGAAAAAGACCCATATAAGAGGTTTTATTTTCCAAGATACAAAGTGTTACAGCCTGTGGTTGGAGCTTATCAAGAAATCTATGACGGAAAATTGGATTTTTTGTCTGTATCACAACCAAAAAGAACAGGAAAAACAACAGGCGGTCTAAGATTGGCACAGATGATGGGTGGAAGAGACCCAGACGGAAGTATATTCGGTGTCGGAAAGGGCGAAGGACTTGTTAGGCGTTTTTATGGAGGTTTATTACAAGGTTTTGAAACGGAAAGGATATATCAGAGGTTTTTAAGTGTATTTCCAGAAGCTACAAAAATAGGAGAAAAAGACTATAAAAGTGCAGAAAACCTATCCATTGACCTTAAAAGCAAAAATATATTTCCAACATTTACGTGCCGACCTATTGATGGTGCAATCGTAGGATGTACCGAAGCAAATGTGCTTGTATACATTGATGACTGCGTAAAAAATCACGAGGAAGCAAGAAACAGAGAAAGACTAGAGTTCCTTTGTGAAAAGGTTACAGATGATGTACTCGGCAGACGATTAGAGGGTACACCAATTATTATACAGGGAACAAAATACAGCCTTTATGATCCTATTACAGCTTTACAGGATAAAGCAGATGAACTGGGGTGGCGGTGGCGAGAAGTAGCCGTACCGGCACTTGACCCTGTGACGGATGAAAGTAACTGGGAAATATACCGCAAGGATAAAAAAGGCTTGCGAAAAATATTTACAACAGACTATTACCGCAAGGAACGTAAACTGGTGTCGGAAGAAACCTGGGCGGCAGAGTTTCAACAAGAACCATTTGAAGCAAAAGGGCGAATGTTCGCAGAGAAAGAACTTAATTACTTTGAAGAACTACCAATTGACAGAGAACCAGACGCTATCATGGCAGCTTGCGATAGCGCAGATAAGGGAGAAGATAGTTGCTCAATGCCGATTGGCTATGTTTATGGTAATGAGGTTTATATCGTTGATGTAGTATTTGATAATGCAGGAACACAGTTTACAAAGCCGGAATGTGCAAATATGCTTATTAAACATAATGTCAAGACAGTTACATTTGAGAGCAACAGTGCCGGAGAATACTTTGGACGCGATGTAATGGACATTGTAAAAGAACAAGGTGGAAGATGCAGCGCAAGGTTTAAGTTTAATTGCTCAAACAAAATAACCCGAATGGAAAACGCAAGAGACAATATCATTCGAGATTATTATTTTCGCGATTTTAAGAAAATGGACAGACAGAGCCAATATTATAAATTCATGAAAGAACTTACAACCATGACAAGAAGCGGAAAAGTAAAACATGACGATGCGCCGGACAGCGTTGCATTATTTGAAAATGAAATGAGAACCGGAACCGTAGCAAAATGTGAAGCAACACACAATCCATTTAGGGGGTATTATTAGTTATGACAAAAGAAGTTTTGACGCAGTATTGCGATTTACAGGAAGAAATCGAGGAAGTAAGGGATAAAATCAATCGCATAGAAAATGAAATACCCAAAATTCAAAAGCGCATAGATGAAATTGAAGCAGGAGAGCTTGTAAAAGATAAAGTCCGTGGAGGAGCAGGAGGAATACAAAATTTTAACATTGAGGGGGTGCCTGTAAAAGAGTACCAGAAGCGAAAAACAGACCTTTTATCCAAAAAACTCTTACTCAACAATAGAAAATCAACATTGGAATTGCTTGAGTTTAGTTTACTTCAAAAAACAAATGAGGTTGAGGAGTTCATAGCAAGTCTTGACGACAGCAGAATGAGAAGAATTATCAATTTTAGGTTCTTGGAAAACAAATCATGGCTACAGACAGCATATGCCCTTGGCGGTAACACTACAGCCGACAGCGTTAGGATGGAATTTGATAGATTTTTCAAAAAAATGTAGTTTTGTTCGTTTTGTTCGGAAAAAATGTGATAGTGTTTAAAATGTAAAAATTATATATGCGAGCAACCCAGAGACAGCCTTGTGTCAGTTACGACATGGGGCTGTCTCTATATGTATAGAGGAAAAGATATATGTATGAATTTATACCACAAAAACAATCAGTAATGTGCCCTCGTTGCGGAAAACTATTAACGTGGGTAAATAAAAGCGACAAGAAACACCACAAAGTAATGTGTACGCATTGCCGTAAGTGGATATGGTTTTGGGCTGACACACAAGAATTTCAAGTAAAAGAGGTTCCACAGAGAACTACTGCAAGTGGCATGAGGTTTTATTGATGTATAGATATGCACATAAAAACGTAAGACCTTTTTCGGCTGTCTGTCAGAATAATTACGGCAGACAAGTTATTTTCACACGTAAAAGGCAAATCACAAAAAATAACATAGTTGAAGAACTGAATAAAGCACTTGTGATTCACGAGCAAAACGCTATTGAGATTGAGTATCTTGACAGATACTATCGTGGTGACCAACCGATTTTGTACCGGCAAAAGGTAAATCGCCCAGAAATCAACAATAAGATTGCTGTCAATCTTGCATATGAGCTTGTTGAGAGAAAGACCGCAGAGATGTGTGCCGAGCCAATCCAATATGTATTGCGTGGCACTGATAACCATAAGTCAGAGGAAATCACACAGCTTAACATCACAATGGACTCTGAAAGCAAACAGGAGTGCGACATAGACATACATCGTTGGAGAAGCATATGCGGTACCGGCTACAGATTTATCGGTAACGATGACGGACAAGGACAGCTGCTTGATGAGAGCGATTTTTATTTATCGTCTGAAAATCCAATGTATACGTTTGTGGCGTACTACTCAAACGGACGTCCGGCATTCTCTTGTCAAATCGGAGAGGACGAGGACGGAGCAGACATATACTATGTATTCACTGACAATGAGTGGTTTGATATTCGTAACGGCAAGATTTACGCAAGTGGAACCAACGGCAACAGAGCTATTCCGGTGATTGAATATCCAAACAATGCAAGACGATTGTCTGACATTGAAATGACTATTGCAATCACAGACGCTATTAACGTGCTTACATCAGACAGAATTAATGGTGTTGAACAGTTTGTTTCTGCATGGGTGAAATTTGTTAATTGTGAAATTGACATAGAAACATTCAGAAAAATGCGACAAGAGGGCGCATTGGTAGTCAAATCAAACAATGGCTCGGGCAACAAGGCTGATGTTGATGTAATGACGAGCGAGCTTAATCAGACAGAGGGACAAGTGGTATTCACAGACCTTTTTGAAAGATTTTTAAGTATTCAAGGGCTTGCAAATCGTCAGGGCAACACAGGCGGTGATACCGGCTCGGCAGTAGAGCTTAGAAATGGTCACTATGACGCTGGACTTAGAACGGCTATTAATGAGCCTATCCTTAAGAAATCAGAGAGAATGGCACTTAGGCTTATTCTTAACAGACTAAGGATTAACAAAGGCTTTACGCTCATGCCTAGTGATGTTGAGATACACATTAATCACAACAAGCTTGACAATATGCTTGTTAAGGCAGAAGTACTTCAAATATTGCTTAACTGCGGCATTAACTACAAGAGAGCCGTCAAGACGATTGATATGTTTAGCGACCCTGAGCAAGTTACTCTCGAAAGCGCAAAGCGCATGGAAATGTTATTCCCGGAAGAACAGCCGACAACAGCCACACCTAACAATAATAACGATGATAAGACAGCCGATGAATAATTGGCTGTCAATTTATTTTGGAGCTTGATATGGCAGATGAAATCCACGCACTTAACAAAAATGAAATACAAGACATAGATTATGATACATATTTTGGCGAGATGGATTTATCTGACGAGGAAAAGGAAGATAGAAAAAAACTTGCTGAAAAGTTTGAAAAAATCTTTGTTATGCTATTTGCCTTGTTATCCGGCAAGGAAGAAACAGAGATAACAACTATCACTAAAGAATTTATTATCAGATATGAGAGTATTGCTACGCAGTACTGTAAGGCAAAGAAAACACCCTCATACATTACGGATTATGCCCGGTACATTGTGAATGAGGTAGTTGACGCTACTACACAAAATACCGAAGTAGAGTATTTTACTTCACAGAAGCGAGCAAAAAATGTAGCTGCGAATGAAGCTAACGCAGTCGGCAATTACAGATTGCAAACTGATATGGTGAAACAGGGCTATAAAACAAAAGAGTGGCGCTCAAAAGAAGATTCACATGTCAGACCTACACATGCAGAAGTTGACAGAAAGAGAATTGATATTTTTGAGCCGTTTGAAGTTGGAAACTCACTTATGATGTTTCCGAAAGACCATTCTTTAGGGGCACAAGTAAAAGAAATAGCAGGGTGTAGATGTACCCTTAGATATTTTAAATAATCAGCGATTGTCAATTGTGACAGTCGCTTTTTATTATACAAAATTTTGCACCTATGCGGTAAATAGGAGAACTCAGCAGGAGCGACCTGCGGTAACAAAAGCGTGAGTAACGGAGGTAATTATGACAAGAAATGACGTATTGAAACTATTTCCAGAAGCAACAGACGACCAGATTACAAATTTACTTAATCAAAACAATTCGGAAGTTGCTGAGGAAAAAACCAAAGCAAGCCAGTACAAGGTTAAAGCTGATACGGCAGACGGCTTACAGAGACAGCTTGATGAGCTACAGGCGGGCAACATGACAGAGCTTGAAAAGGCGAATAAAGCCTTAGAGACAGCCAATCAGCAAATTGCCAAGCTACAGAAAGATAACGCTGTCAGAGATTTACGAGAGAGTGCAATGTCTGATTTTAGAATTACTGCAGAACAGGCAAAGACAGTAGTAAAAGAGGATGGCTCTTTTGACACAGCAGTTCTTGGAAAAATTATGTCCGACAAAGAAGCCAATGCGATAGCGGAGTATGAGAAAAATGCACTTAACAATACTCCTAATCCTAACAATGGCGGTAACAATAATGATGGTGATACAGGAAATAAGACAAATGCTGAAAAGATAGCAGAAAGCCTTATATCTGACGCACCTAAGAACAACAACATTTTATCACATTACATTCAGCAATAACAGGAGGCAAAAAATGGCAAAGGAAATGAATATGCAGTATGAAAAGATTTCATACGCAGGAGATGTTCAGATTTTAAAGAGAGAGCCTAATGAGGCAATCCCACTGACACTTGATTTTGATGGTGTAACAACTACAAACGCACAGGGCAAGAAGATTGTCAAAGCGGGCACACCAATCGGAACAACTGGCAAAGCTGACAATACAGCCACAGTAGTAGGCATTTTAAGGTTTGATGTAACAGAGGACAGACCGCAGGGAGTACTGCTTAAGAAAGCATATCTTAACACAAAGGTAGCAGAAGCACACTCAGGTGTTACATATGACGCAACAGTTAAGACAGCTCTTCCAATGATTGTATTTGAATAATAACAGGAGGTAAACAGATGTTAATTAATGAAGTATTAGACAGTAAGTCTATCGCGTTATCAGCAACAGAAAACGCTAGTAATCAGATACCTTATCTTGGTTTACAGTGGTTTCCAGAAAGAAAGAAACAGGGGCTTGATTTAAGCTGGATTAAGACACATAAAGGGCTTCCAGTTTCACTTGCGCCATCTAACTTTGACACAATTCCAACCCTTAGAGCTAGAGAGGGATTAAGCAAGGAAAAAACACAGATGGCATTTTTCCGTGAGGGAATGACAGTAGGTGAAGAGGAAATGCTTGAAATTGAGCGTATTCAGTCAGCAGACGACCCTTACCTTGCAAGCGCTTTATCAAGCGTATATGACGATACTAACAATCTTGTAAGCGGTGCGGAAGTTGTACCAGAGCGTATGAGAATGTCGCTTCTTGCTACAAGCGCAGGCCACCCAGTAATCGCTATTGTGAGCGATGGTGTTCAGTATGCTTATGATTATGACAAGGATGGTTCATACACAAAAGACCATTACGCAAAGTTATCCGGCACAAGCATGTGGAGCGATACAACCAACTCAAAGCCACTTACAGACCTCAACAATGCAAGAAAGAAGTTACAGAAGCAGGGCAAGATTGCTAAATATGCGCTTATGAACAGCAATACATTTCAGTATTTGCTTGATAATGCACAGATAAGAAACTCAATCCTTGCACAGAACCTTACAGCAACTATTGATGTTGACGATGATACTGTTATTTCAATAGTGCAGAAGAGAACAAAGCTCACTATCGTACTTTACGATAAGATGTACATTGATGATGATGGCAAGGAGCAGTACTTCTACCCGGATAACAAGGTTACACTCCTTCCGGAAGGCAGCCTTGGCAGTACTTGGTTTGGTACTACACCGGAAGAAAGAACTGCAAGACAGGTAGCTGATGTAGACGTAACAGTATACGGCATAGGTATCACAGTTGCTACAAAGACAGAATACGGACCACCTATGAAGATGTCAACATTTGCTTCCGAGGTTGTCCTTCCGTCATATGAGAATATGGATAGCACATTCGTATATGAGGTTCATAGCGAAGAGTAGGAGGAAGTCTTATGAAATATCCATACATTGTAGTACACAATGGAAAATGGTATAAAGCGGGAGAAGAGGTACCGGAAAGCAATAGCAATTCGGTGCCTTCTGATTTTATGAACCCACCTGAAACACCATACACAAAGACGGAAATTAACAGAATGTCTACAGCCGACTTAAAGAAGCTTGCAAGCGAAAATGGTATTGAAAATGCCACAGAAATAAACGGTAGCGACTTGAAAAAAATGTTAATTGAAAAGTTTGGATTATAAGGAGCTTGGCATGGAATACACCACATTAGAGCAAGTCAAAATCAGACTTAAACAATATCATATTGAAACTGTCACAAACGATGATGACACTACATCTGATGTGGTTGTGTTCGATAAAAAGGAAGATAACCCACTCATTGAACAGCTCATTAATCAAGCCACGGAAGATGTGAAAGCAAAAAGGTGTTATCCGGACACTTTCACTGATGATGATATAACTGCCGATTTAAAGCAGTTTGAGAATGTCATTATCAATCTTACAGTTTACGACAAATCGCAAGCCGGTGAGAACTACATGAGCGCATTAAGTGAGGGCGGAGTGAGCCGTACATGGAAAGACAGAGATAAACTGTTTGTTGGAGTCTTCCCTTTTGTCAAAGTGCTATAAATCTTGCCTATAGGGCATTATATAAAAAGATAAGAAGATTGTGCGTTACCATTTTACTGATGTGGGTAATGTGGTAGCAGGCGGTACACATTAAGTGGTGGTGGGCGGTGTGCCAATTACCAAAGACGAAAGGCTGTAAGATGAATAATTTGATTTATCAGACATACATCATTGCCTTGCCGATTGTTCTGACAGCACTTTTGGGTTATATCGTTTGGCTTTTGCAAGAGCAGAAAAAGCAAAAAATGATAGACACAAAAGAAAGAAACGAGCGCATTGAGGAAGAAAAGAAGCTACGAGAAGCAAACGGAAAAGGCACAATGTTGCTTTTACGAGTACAGCTTATTGAATACCATGACAAGTACATGAAGCTTGGCGAAATTCCCTCATATGCGTATCAGAACTTTTGCGAGATGTATGACGCATATCACGCGCTCGGGGGCAATGGCATGGTAACGAAAATGAAAAATGAGATTGAGGAAATCCATTTAGGCAAAGGAGGTAAAAGCTGATGGACTTTACACAAGTACCTACAGTAGTTGCTATTATAGTAATTACTTATTTGGTTGGATATGCTTCAAAGCAGATACCACAGGTTAAGGATAATATCATTCCTATTATCGTAGGTGTAGCCGGTGGAATACTCGGTGTTGTTGGAATGTTTGTAATTCCGGGCTATCCGGCAGACAACATTCTTGACGCAATAGCGGTTGGTATTGTGTCGGGCATGGCAAGCACCGGTGTTAATCAGATTTACAAGCAGATAAAGAAAAATGCTTGATATTAATAAGCAAGCCATGAAGTATGCGCTTCAAGGTCAAACAGTCACAGTTTACGAAAAAGACGATGACGGAAATCCAAAGTTTTACGAGACGGAGGACGGAGAAAAGATATATTACACCCATGAAGAAATAGGCTTTTCAGAGCCAGTTGATTTTTGGGCTAATATATCGTTTGACGGAGGAGAAGCGCAGAACAAGGAATATGGCTTTGATACGGCTGATTTTGACGCTGTTTTACTGACAGACAGAGGAGAATATCCTTTTAAAAAAGGAGACCTTATTTGGCTTGATAGCGAGCCTACAAAGGACGAAAACGGATTAGTTGATTCAACTTCCGCAGACTTTACAATAGTCGGAGTAAAGCCCTCTCTCTATTCAGTTAAATACATGCTCAAGGCAGTTGTAAAAGAGGTGTAATTGTGAAGATTGACATTTCTCTGACAGAAGAAAAATCCATACAAGATGCGATAGACAAGCTCAAAAGATACAAAGACCGCCTACAGGATAAGTGCATAGCATTTGTCGGAGAGCTTGCTAGTAACGGCATATCCGTAGCGCAAGCAAATACAGGCAATTTCGGACACTATATTACGTTTAGTTACGAAATCAAAGACTCTACAGACGGCTGTACGGCTATCGTACTTGCTACCGAAACAGGGCAGATACAAAGCACATGGCAGACGGCAGACGGACTTAAGACAGTTGATGTATCGCCTTTGCTTATGGCTGAATATGGTTCGGGTTGGAAAGCTGAGCCACATTTTAATGACGGAAGAGGCAGTCAAGGCACATTTCCCGGACAGACACACGCATTTGACAGTGAGGGTTGGTATTGGAGAGATGAAAGTGGAGAATTACACCATTCATACGGCATTACACCTACAATGCCGATGTATCGTGCATTTTTAAAAATGGAAAATGACATTATGAGAACGGCACGGAAAAATTTTAGTTGAGGTGAGATAAAGTGGCGAGTCAAAATCAATGGGTTTATGACCTTGAAAATCTCACATATGCAATTGTGAAAACCCGATGTGAGAAGAAATTGAAAACTAAATATCCCAAGCTAAAATTCACACAGGAGGAACAGTCAGACAGTGCAACTGCTAGTTTCCCGACAGTGCTAGTTCAAGCACTTGAACCCATTGAACAGAATGAGGATTTAGAGGGCAGAAGAACAAATACAGTGTTATTTACGGCACAAGTAATTGTTACAACGAATAAAAGCCGTTCAGAAGCTTTGAATGTGGCGCAGACAGTGGCTGATGAATACAAAGCTATGTCATTCAAGTTGGCACCGGCACCATTCGCTAGAAAAAACGGCAAATTATGGACAGCAACATTACGTGCTAGGCGGTCATTCGACTGGAACGATAGATTGTAAGAACCTTTTGGCTCTTATTTTTTTATAAAAAATTAGGAGGTAATAAAAATGGCAACAGGATTAAAAAGTAGAATTGCTTACAAGACACCAACCGGATCTGCCACAAGTGGCGATTACTGGGCTGGAACTTACAAGCTCTTAATCAGAGCAAAATCAATTCCCTCACCATTCGGTTCACAGAACATGGTAGATACTTCAACTCTTGAGGATTTAGTAGAGACACAGGAAATGGGTAGACGTTCAGCCGGTTCTATGGAAGTTGAGGGAGCTTTTGAGAAAAAGTACAAAGACGAGATGGTAACTAACGAGGGTAAGAAGCTCGACTTCATTATTCTCTATGGTACGGACGGAAAAGGTTCAGAGGGTATCTGTGCTTTTATCGGACAGGAGTCATTCGCCCCGGGTGAGGCTTCCGATGACCACTTAACAGGAACTGCGACTGTATCAGTACAGACAGTACCTAAGTGGATTGAAGACAATTACACTGTAGCGGTAACAGAGGATGAAAATGGTTATCCAACAGCAATCACACTCACAAAAAAAGGGTGAGCCAATCGGAAAAAGCCGTAGCGGTTGGCTACGATGATAGCACGGCTGACAGCGAACTTGAAGAAACAATATAGTAAGGTAATTGAGGCAGTGTTAAAACTGCCTCTTTCCCTATATAAATTAGGGAGAAAGGGAAAGATAAAATGAAAATTAAATTAAACGGAAAAGAATACACAGTTAAATTCGGATATGCACCGGTAGTTAAGAATAAAATTATCCCAAGGCTTGTAGGAATGGAGCAACAGGGCGAGGGGCTTGAAGTTATTGACAACATGCTTGAATTTCTGCCGGAGTTTTTGCTTGTGGGCTTGCAGAAATTTCATGCTGACGAATTTGGCTTTGATTTTGACGATAAAGAAGCAAAAGAGAAACAGCTCGTAAAAGTATACGACTTACTTGATGATTACCTTGACCCGGAGAATGAAGAGGGTGGAGATTTACAGTCACTCTACAATGATTTGTCGGCAGAAATGGAGAAAAACAGTTTTTTATCCAAGATGTTGGCAAGGGAAGTACAGACAGCCAAGAAGAAACCAATCAAGAAGTAAAAGAGCTTACATGGGATGTGTATTGCGACGAAATCCGCCCATATTGGCTTTTAGCAACTAAAGGCTATGGATTTAGCGTTGAGGACATAGACGTGTCTTGTCCGGCTGATTTAGAGCCTTATTCAAAGGCTTATATGCTTGAGCAAAAAGAAGCCGACTCTAATATGTGGGCTTGGTGGGGCACATACGGATTGAGTGCAACTCTTACAGCTATCGACAGAGCGTTGAATGGCAATAAAGCAAGAGCGAAATACATTGAAAAATCGTTAAATAAGCAGTACTCAAAAGACAACGAGCCTAAATACAAGGAGTCCAATGAGGAAATAGCCGTTTATGAAATGAAGCAACGAATCAACGTATTAAGACAGTCGGGACTGCCTGAAAGTCCTGATTAATGAGGTGAGAATATGGCATATAAAGGAATTGACGTATCGTCATATCAAGGGAATATTGACTGGAGTAAGGTTAAGTGGGCTGGAGTGCAATTTGCAATCCTTAAAATAATCCGCAGAGACCTTAATCCAGATAAAACCTTTGAAGCGAACTGGAAAGGCTGTACTGATGTAGGAATGCCAATACAAGGTGTTTATAACTACTCATACGCTACAACAGTAGACAAGGCAAAGACAGACGCACAGAGAGTGATTGAGGTACTTAACGGAAGAAAAACTTTTGTTTGGTTAGATGTTGAGGATAAGTGCCAGCAAGGACTTGGACAGACACTTATTGATATTATCAACACATATCAGAGTGTTATCAAGAGCGTTGGGCTTAATTTTGGTGTATACACAGGGCTTAGCTTTTACAATCAGTACATTGCGCCATACGCAAATCAGATTAATTGTCCGTTTTGGATAGCGCGCTATCCATCAACTAAGGGAATGTCTATTGGTGATGAGCCTAACAGTGCCAAGAAGCCTGTTATTCAACATCCTCTGTATGGCTGGCAGTATTCGAGCGCATTTACTTGTAGCGGTCTGAATAACAGCACTGACGCTAACTTATTCTATATTGAGCTTGACAAGGGCGACGGAATAGAGAATAATCCGGCACCAACAGCAACTCCGACACCAATAGCAACTCCGGCAAAGAATAACGCTTGGAAAGGCAATGAGGAATATTACCTCGACAATGATAATGTAAGAAAATGGCAGCACGCTATGAATGTAGGCTTCGACCTCAAAGGAGCTGATGCACTGAAAGAAGATGGCAAGTTTGGAGCCAATTCACAGAGATTTGCTAAAAATCACAATTTGTGGAGCGGTCAGAGACATAACTGCCCGACAGCCATTAAGTGGCTGAGAAAAACTCTGCATGACAAGTACCATTTTTACAAACTTGATACTGATTACGGCAAGTGGACGGATTATCTCACTAAATGTGTCATGGTATTTCAAAAGAATAGAGGCCTTAAGCAAGATGGTTATGTTGGATTGATTACAACATACTATCTGCTCAAAGGATAAATACATGAGAGCTACTTTAGGGTAGCTCTTTTTTATTACAGGGAGGTGAGAAAATGGCAGAGAGCATTGAGCTTCAAATCAAGTCGGACGCGCAACAAGCAACTAGAGCCATAAGCAATTTACAAAGCAAGTTGCAAGGACTTGGAAGTACTCTCAATTCCCTCAATGGTGCAAGCATAAGCAATTTTGCGAGCGGAATGTCACAACTTGCAACATCACTTAGAAGCATGAGCAGTATTGACACTCGTACCTTTAGCAAGATTGCAACCAACATGGAAAAGCTCGGCAACCTTGATACTGCAAGGCTTGTTAGCTCGGCAAGTGCATTAAAGAGCATGGCAACAGAGCTGTCGGGCTTTGCGAATATCTCAAAGCAATCAGCAGAGATTACACAGCTAACGGCTTCAATCTCAAAGCTTGGTTCAAAATCAGCTAGTTATGCTGCGGACAATATCAGAAGCCTCGGCAGCGCCTTAAAAGAGGTAATGACAACATTATCTAGCGCACCGAAAGTTAGCAACAATATTATTCAAATGACTAATGCACTTGCTAATCTGTCACAGCAAGGCTCGAGAGTGGGCTCGGCTAGTAGGTCACTTGTTACAGGCTTTTCAAACACAACCAAGTCAATTAAGCGTACAAGAAGCGGATTTAAGGGCTTGGCTTCAACTATCGGTAAGTTTTACGCGACTTATTGGATGGTTATGCGAGCTGTCGGAAAGCTAGGCAGTGCGGTTGATTTAGCGAGCCAATTAACAGAGGTTCAGAACGTAGTAGATACCACGTTCGGCAACATGACGAGTAAGGTTGATGAATTTACAAAAACTTCAATTCAAGACTTTGGAATGTCGGAGCTGACAGTTAAGCAAATATCAAGCCGTTTCCAAGCGCTCGGCACCGCTGTAGGCATTTCATCACAGCAAGTGGCGAATGGTACGGCAGTGACAAATAAAGCCCTTATGAGCCAAGCTAACACGCTATACAAGACTACAGACAGTATGGCTGATATGTCGCTTAATCTTACAAAATTAGCGGCGGATATGGCTTCATTCTACGATGTAGACCAAGCTGATGTTGCAAAGAGCTTACAATCCATTTTTACAGGAACAATCGCACCATTAAGGAGATACGGACTTGATTTAACACAAGCCACTCTTTCAGAGTGGGCTATGAAAAACGGACTTGACGCAAATATCAAGTCAATGACGCAAGCTGAAAAGGTATTGCTAAGATACAATTATGTCATGGCAAATACGCAAGCTGCACAAGGAGACTTCGCCAAGACAGCCGATAAACGAAACGTTAGTTTCATGTGTCGCGCAGCATAGTAATATGCTGATGAAAAATCGAGCAAAGTCGGTGAAAACTAAGTTGATTTAGACAACATACTTTGATATAATATGTTTGAGGTGATTTAATGAGAACGTATTATATCTATAAGGCTACAAATAAAGTAAATGGAAAATTATATATCGGACAAACAGTAAACTATCACGCTAGGGTTCAACAACATTTAAGGTGTTCGCCAAAAGAGGATTGCTTATTTCACAGAGCAATTAAAGAATATGGCAAGGACAACTTTGAATGGGAAGTGATTGATAAATGCAATAGTTCACAGAAAGCATTGCGACTTGAAAGATTTTATATATCTTTGTATAACACATACAGAGATGGATATAATGAGAATAAGGGCGGTGTTGGTGGACACAACGCAAGAGCTGTCGTAAGGCTAGATAAGGACGGAACATTCATAGAAAGATACGATAGTGCGATGGAAGCCGAGAAATATGGTTTTGGTAATGTTGATGTATTATTATGTTGCAAAAACAAAATGCTGACATGTAAAGGCTATCAATTCATGTTTGAAGATGAATATAAAGCTAATGGAGCTAAGACATATGTAAAGCCAAAACCAATTAATCAGAGAAAAGTCATTCAATGTGACCTAAACGGCAATTACATTAAAGAATTTGATAGCATAGCACAAGCTTCAACCGAAACAGGGACAAACAGGACAACGCTGATAGCAGTGTTGAAACATCGTTATAAAAATGCCAATGGATATATTTTTGTCTATAAAGAAGATTTTCCGATAAAAGATTTGAGCATGTATACTAAACTAAAAAAGGGTAGGAAAATAGCTCAAATTGACATAAAAACAAATAAAGTAGTCAAGGAGTATGATAGAATATCTGACGCTGGCAAAGCGTTGGGAGTCAATTACAAAGCTATACACAAAGTAGTTGATAACCCCAACAGGACAGCATACGGATATAAATGGATAAGTCAATAAGTCAATACCGAGGTAATCAATCAGATAGCGAAAGGCTGATTGACACTGTAACGCGTAGGAAGTGAATAAATATAATCTTCCCAAGAGTGCTCGACAACCATAAGACGTAGAAATGCGTCTTATTTTTGTGGTTGAAAATGTACGCTGAACTTATAGGAAACTATAAGAAGTAGAGGATAAAAAGCCTTTACGATAACAAATTGACATGGGCGAATAGTGTAAGAGTCCTTAAGCAAGAGTTCCAAGCATGGGGCAGTATTATTGGTAGCGTAGTAATTAATGCTTTAAAGCCGTTTGTTCAAGCCTTAAACAAGGTAATGCTCAAGGTTATCAGCTTTACAAGAACTGTAGCTGACGCACTCGGAGCGATTTTCGGATGGACTATCGAGATAAGCGGTCGCGGTGCCACGGCTGACGGCATGGAGGACATAGCTGACGGAGTAGGCGATATTGGCGATAATGCTGATAGTTCCAATAAGAAAGCCCAAAAACTGAAAAAGACATTGCTTAGTATAGATGAGATACACGCACTTGACGATAATAGTGATAGTGGCAGTGGTGGCGGTTCGGGCAGTGGCGGTTCAGGCGGTGGTGGAGCCGGCAGTGGTGTTGATAGTTCACTGAAAAAGACTGATGGATTGCTTGAAAAATACAAATCATCAATCAAAGACCTTTACTCACTTGGAAAGTACATCGGTGACGCAATAGCCGACTCACTTAATTCTATTAATTGGGATAACGTATATCAGAGCGCATCGAACTTCGGAAAAGGGCTTGCGGACTTTCTTAACGGCTTAATAAGTCCAAAATTATTTACAGCACTCGGAAAGACAATAGCCGGCTCAATAAGAACTGCCATAGTTTTCGCTTTTTCATTTACGTCAACGTTTGATTGGGGAAATCTTGGAGACAGTTTTGCTTCATTTATAAATGGCGCATTGCATGAAATGTCAAGAGTAAGTGACGTTACAGGACTGACAGGTTGGCAAGAACTTGGAAAAACAGTTAATAACATTGTTCACGGCATACGAGATACTTTAATTCACGCGCTAATCAATATTGATTGGAAAGACGCATTTAAGGGCATTTCAGAATTTATCGGAGAGCTTGATATTGATACTTTTACTATTCTTATTGGCGCGTTTGCATGGAAACACGGACTCAAAGAGATAACCAAAACTCTTATTACATCTGAGTGGGAAAAGTATGCAACAGCTAAAGGATTGTCGAAAACAGAACTTGCACTAAGGGGAGTTGAGGTGCTAGTTATCGTGTCAAGTATCAATTACGTGTTGGCACACATGAAAGGGTGGATTGATAAACTTAAAGAGTGGTTCAAGAGCCCGGAGTCCGGAATGGGAATAAGCGACGAAGTCACAGGCTTTGACGGAAAAAAGATTAAACTTGTTACTCCTCTCGAATGGAGAATTAAGGAAATAAAGTGGAAAATCAAAGACGCCGAAAAAAGCGTAGATGATTTTTTCAAAGACTTGGGAAATTATTTCAAAAAAGGTTGGAAAACATTTAAAAAGAATATGTCTTTAAATGTTGATGATTTGCAAAATGTATTAGGACCACAGCTTTACAACGGCTTTGTTGGGATTATTAATGACATTATAGGATTGCTTAACAAGATACCCGGTGTTGAAATACCAAAATTTAAAAAGAAAACAGTTAAAGGAGTTGACGATACTGCAAAAGAAGTAGGGAAGAGCGCGAGCAAAATTGATGATAGCTACAAAAACTTAAGTGCCGGTGTAAGTGGGTATTTAGGAAATATCAACACTTCACTTGATGGTACTAAAAGCAAGATGGACAGCATGGAAAGAAAAGCGAGTACAACTAGCTCTAATTCTAGGACATCTTTTTCAAGCTTAAATGTCGGAGTAAGTGGCTATTTAAGCGGAGTTAACACTTCAATTGACGGAACCAAGGACAAAATGGATAGCATGAGCAGCAAGGCAAGTGGAACATTGCTTAGCACAAGCGGTTCTTTCTCAACGCTATCATCAAATCTCTACAATTCATTAAGTGGAGTTAATGGCTCATTGGGTAATACTAAATTTAACATGGGATTATTTCAAGACGCTGCAGAAAATATGAGAAGAGGAACATCGAACTCGTTCTCAACAATGGCAAGCAACGCAAGCGCTTATCTCGGCTCGACAGGCGGTAGTTTTAATGGACTTAAAGGAAAAGTCGATAACACGAACGGAAGCTTAAGCACGTTCAAGTGGTACGCAAATCAAAGCTACAGAGTTGGAATAAGTAGTTGGGGGTTTAGTGGTGTTAAGAGTTCAATAGATGGCATTGTACGCTCATTGGATGATTTGTTTAAGTACAACAATAAAAGATTCAATATTACCACAGGTACAAAATACATGGGGTATCAGTCACTACTCGACAGGGCACCACATTTTGCTAGTGGTGGTTTTCCGGAAGAGGGACCATTTTACATGAACCGGGGAGAGATAGTCGGTAAATTCTCAAATGGTAAAACCGCCGTGGCAAATAACCAACAAATCACAGAGGGAATTAAACAGGCCGTCATGGAGGGCATGGCGCAAGTGATGATGAACTCTAATGCCGGTGGAAATCCTGCGCCTATCATTGAAAATGTGTTTAAGTGCGACAGCGAAACACTCTATCGCATGACACAGGTAGGCAAGGCAAAGCACGGACAACGATATATTGTAGCAAATGAATTTGGTTAAGACACTCACCCTTGCGTGGGTGTCTTTTTACGAGGTAACAATATGGCAATGATGTTAGTAGACGGAGTGGAATTTCCTACTCCGTCAACTTTTGAGTGGGGCTTGATTGATGTGTCTGCGAGTGATAGTGGACGAACACAAGACGGCAAAATGCACAAAAATAGAATAGCGCAGAAACGACAGCTTAAATTGTCGTGGAATGGCACGGACAAGGCTAGGACAGCAAAGATACTTCAAATGGTAAACCCCGAATATATCAGAGTAACATATCCTGACGCTATGAGCGGAACTGACGAAACACGTACATTCTATGTAGGTGACAGAACTGCTCCTATCAAGATATGGACTGTCGGCAATAAGAGGTATGAGGTATTGAGCTTTGATCTCATAGAAGAATAGGCGGTGGTTTAATGCTTAATGTATCGGCTAAATGGCAAAGAGCAGTAATGCTCGATAATGATATAAATGTAAATTGCTTTGCTGACATAGTTACGGCAAGCGGTGAGAAAGTGCCTATTAGTGATAGCAAGCTGTGGGCGAATGGCTTTGAGGTAAACGACTCGACATCAAGCAGTAGTACTTTCACAATCGGTGCTTTGATTGTTGGAAAACTGAAAATCAAGCTGAATAACATCTATGAAGATTACAGCAAATATGATTTTGATAAGGCAAGCGTTACTGCATATGTTTCAAAGAGCTTTTCTGATGGCACGACCGAGAAATTAAAAATCGGTGAATACAGAGTCAGTGAGACGAGCTATGACGGCTCGCTCATAACACTTACTTGCCTTGATAATGTTAATAATTTCAATCGTGAGTATGACAGCAATTTAAGCTATCCTACAACGGCGTATGAGGTAGTCAGGGACGCTTGTATTAAGTGCGATGTACCTTTTACTATGGCAAGATTTGATAACTCTGATTACGTGATTAACGAGATACCAAGCGATAATCAAAAACTCACATATGGACAGGTAATAGCTTACATTTTACAGTTAAGTGGATTATGGGGCAAGTGCGGTCATGATGGCGAATTACTTATCGGTTGGTATGATATGAGTCAGTTTGGAAGTCAAAATTACAATGGTGGAACTTTTAGCACGAAAACTACACCATACTCTGACGGAGATACACTGAATGGTGGAAATTTCACCGACTATTCAAGTGGAGATATTGCTGATGGTGGAACATTCACGGAGGCGAGAAATTACCACAATATTTACACGCAAAAAGACTTGAATGTTGCGACTGATGATGTTGTTATCACCGGGGTAAAGGTAACTGTAACCTCAAAAGAGGATAAGGCAAAAGATGTTAATACACTTGCCGGAAAAGAGGGATATGTAGTCTCAATCTCTGATAATCCGTTTATTTCGGCAGACAAGGCACAGACAGTTGCAAACTATATCTTCAAAAAAATCGGTGGCATGAGGTTCAGACCTCTTGATGCTACACTCTTGTCAAACCCACTGATTGAGAGCGGAGATGTAGCACTTGTGACAGACCGCAAGCAGAATACCTATAGCTGTTTTATTTCCAACCGAACATTTACAGTTGGAAGCGGTACAAAAATTTCATGCGATGCTGAAAATGCTTCAAGAAATAGTGCTGATAAATTTAGTAATGAGACAAAGGCTATCGTGCAAGCCAGGAAAGTTGCACAGGCACAACTAAGTGTATATGATAAGCAAATGCAATTGCTGACACAGCTAATGTCTCAATCGCTCGGACTTTTTAAGACAGAACAGGCGCAAGAGGATGGCTCAATTATTTACATTATGCATAATAAAGCTGACCTTAATTCAAGCAATATACAATGGAAAATGACAGCTAATGGCATGGCTGTATCAAGCGACTATGGTAAAACGTGGAAAGCCGGAATTGATAAAGACGGAAACGCTATCTTCAATATTATGTCGGCTATCGGCATTAATTTTGATTGGGCGCATGGAGGCACGCTTACCCTTGGCGGAGAAAACAACGTTGACGGAAAGCAATATGTGAAAGATTCAAAAGGCAACATACTGATTACCCTTGATAACAGAGGAATTACTCTTGCCAGTGGCGTAAAAATCTCTTGGAACAACATCTCTAACCAGCCGAGCATACCAAGCAAAACAAGCGATTTAACAAACGACAGTGGCTATCAAGATGCTGACCAAGTTGGAGAAATAGCAAACAATGCGGTAAAAAGCACGAAAGATGAGCTTAACGCTCTTAAGAAGAACATCGGTTATACACAAATAGGAAGTGACTATGTTGTATCGCCCAAGATAGTTGGTGCGTATGGCGAATTTACAAAGGCTTTTAATGTTGATGTTGTCAATCCGTCCACTGGACTTAATCAAAGTTTTTGGGCACAAGACGCGGAAACTGGAACAAAGATAAGTGGAAATTATGGTGGAAATGCCATTGATAATAACCTTACGGTAAATCCGGAAGGAGCAAATCTCTTCTCGAACGTTGGTGGACATTCAAGCGGAGTGGGCTGTGGTGGCGGTTATGCAAGTATGAATGGTGAAACAGTTAATATAAGTGGAACTAATGTTGATATTACCGCAAACAATTTGACTCTTAATGGAGTTGAAACTGTTTTTGGCTCAAAAACATTTACCAATGAAAACGGCTGGTATTGGAGACAGTGGACAGATGGATATATAGAAATGTGGGGAAGTTTTCCCGCGACTGTCTCGTTTGGCTCTAAATATGGTAGTCTGTATTATACTTATGGAAGTGTATATATGCCAGACGGGGTAAAAAGTATCTTACATACTACAGGTACTGTGTTTTGTAGTGCTGGCGGACTGTATTCTATTTTTTTTACAAGATGGAGCAGTAATGAGTTGGGGTTTTGCATAAACTCGGCTGCCGCAGAAACAAACAAACAATTGTATTTACAAATTCATGTTTTAGGCAAATGGAAATAATTGATGAAAGCGAGGTGTAGCTTATGGCAATTCAAATGAGACGAGGGGCATACGCACAGTTTGACCCCTCAAAAATGAAATCCGGAGAATGGGCGGTATCGACCGACTCCGACACGAAAAAACAGCAGATATGGATGTGTTTCGCGCCTGGAATAGTTAAGCGAATGGGAACTGTCGAGGATTTTAACATTGAAATTCAAAGACTTATTCAAAGTTATCTTGATGGCATGGCAGAATCCGTGTCACAAGCTCAAAAATCAGCGCAGACTGCGACAGAAAAAGCTACCTCGGCAAGTAATTCTGCTTCACAGGCTCAAAAATCAGCACAAACCGCCACACAAAAGGCGAATGAGGTAGCACAGGCTTCGGGTAAAATTGATACAGCAGTGAGCCAAGCAAATGCAGCTACAAAGGCTGCAAATGAAGCTGCACAAAAAGCAGAGCAACAAGCCGGACTTGTAGAGCAGAAAGCAAACGGAAGAGGCATTACTTTTTCCGTGACAAGTGCCGGATTACTCAATGTAAGTAAGGAGGACTAATATGAGCGGAATAGACATTATATCAGACACAACAGGACGAGCAATTGTTGAGAGCATTAAAGCCCTTGGTACAAAATTAAGCGAGGGAAGAGTCATTTATGGTGTTCACATTAATAGCGCAGACAGTAACCCTAACACAAGAGTCAGATACTTAGCAGACGCAGTAGGCATGACTCCGGCAAGTATGAATTTCACGAGCGGAACTTTTGATTACGGCTCATGGGCGAATGCCTTTTTTATGCCAAAGCCGTGTATGCTTAAGACAAATGGTCAGGTTGACTATTACCTAAACGAAAATGATTTTGCTAAAAAAATAGATGGCAGTGCGTCAGATGTGGCAAATGTTAATTACGATGGAAATGCCATGATAGAGTGGGGCAATGGCACAGACATAATATGGTGGAAGATTGAACCCGATAAAGGCAATCCTAACAGTGCAAGCCTTTATGTTGCCAATTATCAAGCTGATAAGGATTTTAAAAATCTAAACTTCATCGACATTAACGGCAACGAAAAAGCTCATTTCTACACACCTATATATAATGGCTCTCTTGATAGCAATAACAAATTACGCTCGATAAGTGGTCAAACAGTTATTAAGTCAAAAACGGCTAGTCAGGAAATGACATACGCAAGAGCTAATGGTACAGGCTATGAAATTGAGCAATATGTTGATAGGCTTTTGATTAACATTTTGCTTATTATTATGGGAAAATCTACCGAGACGCAAGATGTATTCGGACGAGGCATGAGCGAAAATGTCGGTGACGAGAGCTTACTTCTTAAGACTGGCACAATGAATGGCAAAGGATTATTTTGGGGCGAAAATGCCGGAAAAGCCGGAGTCAAAGTCTTTGGTATGGAGAATTATTATGGCTATCAGTGGAGACGAACAGCCGGACTTATCCTTGCTAATAGCATAGCAAAAGTCAAGCTGTCTCCGTCAACAAAAGATGGAAGCAGTGCAACTAATTACAACACTGACGGAACAGGATATATCGAGATACCTAATTCAACTCCTAGTGGTACATCGGGCGGATATATTAAAGATATGCTGTATACGGCATTAGGCATGTTTCCAATATCAATTACAGGTTCATCATCGACCTATTATCCTGATGGTTGTTGGTTTAACATTGCAATTATAGCCTTTGCTCTTTTCGGTGGCGCCCGGGCCTCTGGTCGGCCTTGTGGCCCGTTCTGCGTGGACTTGACCGACGTGGCTGGTAACGCGTGGTGGACCATCGGGGCTTCTCTTTCCTACAAATAACTTGCAACAGGGAAGAGGGAATTTCTGCCCCAAGCAGAAAGGGAGAAACCACGTTTCTCCTAAGAAAATTTGTAACTATAAACGTGTGTAGTTAATTTTATAAGGGATTTAGCTTGCGCCTTTGCTCTTTTCGGTGGCAACCTGGCCTCTGGTCGGCATTGTGGCACGTTCTACGTGAACTTGAACAACGTGGCTGGTAACGCGAGGTGGAACATCGGGGCTTCTGTACCTATCATTCATGGGATAAAATGAATGCAGACTAAATTCCGTACCCCTTGGTAAAAATTAACTCGGTGCAAGCTACTGCTAGTAGTAGGATATGGTCGAACGTGGTAGAGAGGATAGGAAGAGAAAATTATATGAAAACATATAAAAATCTATACGCTGAATTTATTTCAGACAAAAATATAATACTTGCAATTCAGAATTTCTCTAAGGGTAAAAAGAGAAGAAATAAGGTTAGGAAAATCTTAACAGACCTTGATACATATATACCCAAAATTAGAGAATATGCGATTAACTTCACACCGTTTGAACATAAACCAAAAGAAATATATGACGGAATATCACGAAAGAAACGCAAAATAGTAATACCTACAGTTATGGAGTCGATAGTACACCACATGATAGTAAATGTGCTTAAGCCTATGTTTAACAAGGGAATGTATGAGCATAGTTACGGCTCGGTTCCCAAGCGTGGCGGTGCATATGGCAAGAAGTGTATATGCAAGTGGATAAAACAAGGTGGTAAAACCATTAAATATTGCTATAAGCTCGATGTAAAGCAATTCTATGCGAGTATTCCACAGGACAAGTTAATTGAAAAGCTTAAATCCAAAATCAAAGATTTTAAATTCATGCGGATTGTTGAAAACGTCATACATTGCGTGCCGAACGGCTTGCCACTTGGCTTTTATACATCTGTATGGCTTGCTAATTGGTATTTAGGCGAGCTTGACCACGAAATTAAATCGCTCGGCATTGAATTGAAATATGCACGATATGTTGACGATATGGCTATATTTTGTGCAAGCAAAAAGAAATTGCACCGGGTAAAAGTTGTGATTGATAACAGGCTTGCTGAATTAGGCTTGACAGTCAAAGGGAACTGGCAGATATTTCGCTTCCATTATCTGCCACGAAACCCATGTATCGGCAAGAATGGCAAGCCCACGACGTATGGCAGAATGCTTGATTTTATGGGATATAAATTTTACAGAAACAGAACTACCTTAAGAAAAACAATCCTTAAGAAAATAAGGGCAAAAGCAGTCAGAATATGGCGAAAAGCAAAGATTACATTGTTTGACGCAAAACAAATGGTATCTACTCTTGCGTGGATAAAGAATTGCGATATGTATGATTATTACAGAGAGCATATCAAACCATTTATAGATTTTGGAAAAATGAAGCACAAAATTTCAACAGCAGACAGAAAGGCAAGGTGCATTGAATATGACAGAATACAAGCTCGTAGAAAGTATGCAATCGGACAAGCCGCTTGACATTGACACAACATCTTCTCCGAATATTGTTTATCAGCGAAAAAATATTAAATCGGTTGAAGCAACCGGGAGTGAGGATGATTTTACCTATAAGCCCAAGCATTGGGAGTACGAGGAACGTGAGCTGACACAGGACGAATACTCACAGTATCTTATTGCAATGGAACAGGCGAAAGAGATTAACGAACACTCTGATGAGGAAGCGATAGACAACTATACAAGGCAGTTAATGGACGAGGGGGTGCTTTAATATGAGAATATTAGTTGAAAGCCTTAAAAGGCTGTATGAGAGCGACAGAGTAACTAAAGAAGAACTGCTCGACAGGGTAGCAAGCGGTAAAATAACGCAAGAGGAATATGAGTATATTACCTCGCAATTAGAATAAAAAAGAGAGGGAACTTTCCCTCTCTGATTATTGCCCTATAAATACTCCAACATCATCTGCGAATGGATTGAAATTGTAATCCATTTCAATACTTTGCGCGTTTGTTGGAACTTCAAACGATATATCGACATTTCCGGTTCTACCTGGTGAAAGCTCTAAAATCGAAGAGCTGTCAGTCAAATAAAGCTTACTTTCGACTTGCACGTTATCAGCATATCCAGTTGCATTAGTATAAGAAAAACTAAATGTTTCGTCACTATTATTTACCACTTGAAAGCTAAAAGTAACATATTTATATCCGCTTTTAGGCTTTTCATAATCATAATTCGTATTTTCATAAAAATTAGTTAAAGCTACATTTACGTTGTCTTGATAAGTTATTTCTTCTCCGACACGAGCTTCAACTCTTTGATAACCTTGTGAGGAATCACCCTCTGTCTCGGTTTCTATTTCGCTTTCAACTTGATTATTGGACTTCTTGTCACTTTTAGCGGTATCAGTGCTTGAATGGTCTACAAAAATCAATCCTAAAGTAGAAAGAACACATATCACAATAGCAACAATCGAGCCAACATGACGCTTTGGAATCTGTTCTGAACTCTTAAGAGCCAAATCAATGATAGCAAGTATCAGTGCTGTTATGATACATATTACATCAAGAAAAAGCGGTGCGCATAGTACAAGCGGTAGGCAAAAGCAAATAGCTATTGTGCTCAATACGGAGTCTTTATTTTTAAATGGCTTATCTTGCATATATAAATTCACATAATAGCTTGAAGTCTTGCGGTCAACGAGACAACTACTCTCGATATGTCTACAGACCATTTCCATATTGCCTTGATAATGCCTATCTAAATCACCGATATTAATATAATGATTATTAATGCAGTATTCCATATATCTTTTCATATAAAAAATCCCCTTTCTAGTTCTTTTTTGCTATTTTACTCTTTACAACCCCTATTGTCAATATTCGACATAATAAAACACTTTAAAGTGCTACAGTAATGATGTTCTCAATAAGAGAACTCTTCAAGTTTCGGTAGGGCGGTGGATTTTTCTGCCGTCCTTATTGACGTTCAAGAACAAATGTTCTATAATTGATGTATCGGAGGTAGTGTTGTATGGAATATAAGGATGAAATAATTAAAATGATTGAGGGCTTGGAAGATAAAGACCTGTTATTGTACTTGTATGTATTTATTAAAGGAAAAATAGAGGCAGAGTAAAAACTCTGCCTTGTGGTTATATTTTCTTTTCCCAAACGTTACCACACTTTGAACACACAAACTTTGTTTTGCCGTTCTTGCCTTTAATTCCGGTAGCTGTACCGACAACGGCACCGACAGGTCCGAAGAGACCACCTACTGTGTTGCCAACAAGTGCTTTACCGAATGAGAATTTTTTCTTGGTATCAACAGGTATGCCAACACCATCACAGCCAAATTTAGGACATTTAACAGTTTTACTCATAATAAAATACCACCTTTCTTATTAATTTAATTTATTTTGAGTATTTTCATACATCATATCTATTAAATTCATAATATTTTCTTGCTCCTTATCCGACAATTTAGACAATTTCAACGCGTAGTCCTTGATTCTACTATCCATTTTCGACAGAGCCAAGTCTTTTGTTGCCTCCTCGACAACTGAATGGCGCTCTTTTCCGGTAACTAAATAATCAAGTGAGCAATCAAGACATTCTGCAATTTTTACCAGCTTAAACAATTTTGGACAGCTTTTTCCCTTTTTCCAATCTGAAAAAGTACTTTTAGGAAAACCGCCATATTTAGCCACTTCTGAATCATTTAACCCTTTTGAGTCTCTTAATTTACAATATCTTTCGTACATAGAAAATCTCCTTTAAAAAAAGTTGTGATTTCTCAACATTTGGGGTTGACAAATAAGACTTCCTAATGTAGAATGAAAAAAGAAGTTAGGAAATCTCAACTCAAAAAAATAAAATTGAGAAAATAATATTATGTTTCTAGACAATTCATAGTATACACGATTTTCTAATTTTTATCAAGGCTTAGTTAGGATTTTTGAACTAAAAAACAAAAGCTGTTAGTGTACTACCACCAACAGCCGTTGCCTTATTTTTTATACCACATACATTTTGCAGTCTTTCAACGCACTGTGTAGTACCAATGCTTCTTTAAATGTTCCGTCACTTATGCAGTTTAAGTTCAGCAGTTTAATTGCCATTAGCTGACGGATTGAGAGGAGTATCTAGCGTAGCACGGCATATTACCGGAAATGCCAGCCATGATTTTTTATCGAGCTTTACTGCCCAAAATGCGCTACACCGATTGCTACATTTTAAATGCGACCTCGCAAATATGGAACAGGCAAAATCAAAATTGCTTTCAAGGTTTTTACCTCCTAGCGTATTTTGCCTAATATGGCGCTTTTATTGTAACGGATTTCCTAACTATTGTCAAGAAAGGAGATGGGAAATTGAATAAGAAAAAACGACAGGCGAGTTTTAAAAAACTTGATACGCTCATAAAAGCTAGAAACGTTTCGTTTTACAAACTGTCGGAGGAACTCGGAATGGCACGAAGTACTTTTTCAGATTGGAAGTCGGGAAAATCAATGCCAAAAACAGACAAGCTAATTAAGATTGCTAATTATTTTGGCGTAGAAGTTTCTTATTTTATCGAGTAGAAAGGAGAAAACATGAACGATTTACAAATTTTCAACAATGAAGAGTTCGGAGAAGTCCGAATGACAGAAATTGACGGAAAGCCATATTTCGTAGCAACAGATGTGGCAACCGCACTTGGGTATGCGACACCGAGGGATGCAGTTTCTAGGCATTGCAAGGGAGTCGTGAAACGCGACACCCCTACATCTAGTGGAGTGCAGTCTATGTCATACATAAATGAGGGTGATTTATACCGACTTATTATGAAATCAAAATTGCCTAGCGCAGAGAAATTTGAGCGGTGGGTAATGGATGAGGTACTTCCGTCAATCAGAAAAACAGGCAGTTATGGTATGCCAAAGACAACAGGCGGTCAGATACAGCTTTTGGCACAGGGCTATACAGAACTGGAGCAGAAAGTAAACGACATTAAAGATGATGTGAGCGAGCTTAAGGACAATGTACCGCTTTACAGTTGCGATATTGACGAGATACAACAGCACGTTAAGCGCAGAGTTGTAAATATCCTCGGTGGTAAGCAGAGTGAAGCATACAGAGATAACAGTATCAGGCATAAGACATTCTCTGATATATGGACACAGTTAAAGCGTGAGTATGGTTGCGTATCTACTTATAAGAGTATCAAGAGAAAGTATATAGACGATGTGCATGAGTTTATTGATTGCTATGTAGTGCCTAAGTATCTTGACGAGCTTATTCAGGACACAAATGCTCAACAGAGTTTTGCGTAGTGAGGTAACTGTATGAGAAAAAGAACTTTAAAGCAAAAATTCTACACAGGCTGTGGCTACTCGATTTTTGGAGCATTAGCGTTTGCATTTTTCCTAGGACTATCGGTGGCATACGGAATTAAGACAGCAAGTATTATCGTTGGAGCAATCGTAACAGTATTTTGGCTGATTTTGATTGCCATATGTCTCATAGAGGAGGGCGAACCGCATGAGAAGAAAAAGGATATTGATGTTATCGACTTTAATAATTGGAACTATGACATTAAAGCCAATAACAGCGAAAGCAGATAGCAAAGTTGAGCTGACAGCCGGTGTTTCTTCCTATTTAAATAGCGTAATGCTAGGAAAGATTGAGCCGACAGTAGTTCAGAATGAGCCGGTTGTAGTTGAGCAGACCTATGAGGAGCCAACAGTTCCAACTTGCCGTAAGAAATACAGTTGTAGCCGATTTAAGAAACTAGGGCGAGTCAGATATGGCGATTACACTTATACGTGGTACTCGCAGAGAGTGTTACCTGGAGGTGGACTTAATATTCCGGGCAGACATCTGAACGAATATGGACTTGTTGTAGATGAAAACGAGTACGTGGTAATTGCAAGTGATGATTTACCACATGGAGTTGTGGTTGATACTCCTGTTGGCATACAAGGAATTGTATATGACGAAGGGAGTGGAAATGGAAATCTTAACATCTACTGCGATTGGTAGCCAATTGAAACGTCAGAGTGCTAACGATTACCTACAAGAACTATATCGAGCTAAACGGCACGAGGACAAATCGTTTGACTTTCAAGCGCTACTAGATAAAGAAATGGAGAAGCTAAATGAGCGACAATGTAAGACGAATTAGGCTAGGCGATACAAGATACAGATTGAAGCCATTAACAAGAGAGCAGAAGTTATTGCTCAACAAGGCTCATTACGTGGCAAGCGAGTGGCTTTTCGTATCGGAGTCAGACTCATGCCTAAGAGTAGTTAAGAAATCAAGCCTACATGGAAATTTGATTTTAAAAACCATAAACAAATAGAAAGAGAGGAAATGCAATGAAGATTACGCATATTTTTGCACAGAATTTTTGTAAATTCTATGGTGTAAACACATTAGACGCAGATTTTTCAATGAAAACTGTGTTATCCGGTCAGAATGAAGTCGGCAAATCGACAGTTAAGAGAATCATCCTTGATGTGCTGAATTGCCACGATGAGAACGACAGAGAGATTACAGGCATAAGACCACATGACGAAAACGGAGTTGAGATTGACGATGTTGACATCACAAGGGCTGTTACCTTTGAGATTGACGGAAAAGCAAAGACTCTGAAAAAAGTTACAAGACAGAAGCGCAACAAAAAAGGTGAGATTACAGGCAGTGTTACTGATTACTTAATCAATGATGTGCCGTACAAAATGGCTGACTACAATCAGTACATTAACGACAACATGGCAGAGCTTGGAGTGTTGCCATTCTGCTTAAATGCCATGACATTGCTCAACAAATCACAGGCAGAGCAGAGATTAGCACTTGCAAGCTATTTTGGTACACGCACTGATGAAGAAATCTGCGATATGTTTCCGCAGTTTGCCGAGCTTAAGTCAATGTTTGACGATGGCGATGTAGACCAGCTTAAAAAAGTATGCCGTGGCAAACTAAATGGCACAGGCGGTAGGAATGGTAGCAAGGGGCTGATTAAGGAGAGAGACGAAATCTCAACAAGGATTGATACAATCCATTCCACCAATGAGTACACAGGCCTTGCAGAGCTTGAACTTGCAAAGAAAGCCTATGAGCCACAGCTTAAGGAGGTCGAGGACAAGCTGTCCGACTACAACAAGATTTTGGATAGTAAACAGAAAGCCACAGAGGACATTATGAGCCTTAAATTTGAGCTTTCAGATATGAAAAGAAAAGCCAATGCCGAAAATCAGAAAAAGCGCATGGAACTTCAATTACAGCTTGACGGCTACAATGTTTCAATTCAAAAAACAGAGTCAATGATAAAAGTCGAAAAGACTAGCATTGAAAGTACTGAAAGAAAAATTGGATTTTGCGCAGAAAACTTAGAAAAGGTGCGCGCCGATTGGAAAAAGACAAAGGAGCTTGCCTTTGATGAAAGTAGTGTTAATTGTCCGATGTGCGGTCAGAAGTTGCCGGAAGATAAGATAGAGAGCATGAGAGCTGAATTTGAGGAGCGAAAAGCAAAGAACCTTAAGGCACTCGAAGATAAGGGCAATGCACTATCAAACGATAGCAAAGAGATAGCCGACCTTGAAAAGGAACTTAAACAGGCTGTCGAGGATAAGAGGACAGAGCTTAAGGAGCTGACAGAAAAGCGTGATACTGTTGCTAAAGGGCTTGAAAGCGTACCTACTGATATTGATATGACAAGCAACAGTGAGTATCAGGCGCTTAAAGCCAAAATCGAGGAAAAAGAGAAAGCCCTTGCTGATGAAAACGATACATCAGAGCTTATCAGAAAGCTCAAAAACGAGCGAAACGAACTGTTAAGGCAAGTTTCATCGGTTGACACAAAGATTGAGCTTGGTGTGGCAAATAACAAGCGTATAGACGATAGCATAGCCGACCTTGAAGATAAGAGAAAAGACCTCAATCAAGAGATTGCTGATTGGGAGAGAAAACTTGATTTACTGAAAGAATTTACTCGCAAGAAGAACGAGCTTTTACAGGCTGATGTTAATAAGTACCTTGAATTTGCTACAGCAAAGCTTTTCAGACCGCTTTTAAATGGCGATACCGAGGAGTGCTGCGACTTTGTTTACAATGGCGAAGCATATGCAAGAAATCTCAATCAGGGTGCAAGAATGCTAACAGAAGTTGACATATGCCGAGCTTTTCAAAAAGTGGCAAGCGTTAATTTTCCAATCATCATTGATGATGCAGAGAGCGTTGACGATTGGAGAATACCACAGATTGATAACCAATTGATTATGTTGAAGCATACACAGGACAAAGAGCTTGTGATTGAGGCGGTGTGATATGAAGAATGATAGATATATTGTAGAACAAGAGTTTGAACACGCAGGATATAAATGTGTCGTTACATTCAATATGATGGGGATTAGGTGCGGATATGTAGGCATTCCTAAAAACCACCCTTTATATGGTAAAGGGTATTCAGACTATCTTGAAATTAAGAAAGCAGATGTCGGAGACCGAAAAATAAGCGGTATTTTTCCGTTGCTTTTAGCTTGCCTTGATGAAGACGAAAGAATACGGATTGAAGCATATTTTTCATGCCATGGTGGTATCACCTTTGCAGATGGCGGAGAAAATTCAAACTATCCAATAGAAAGTGATTTATGGTGGTTTGGTTTTGACTGTGGACATTGTGACGATGCAAAAGAACTTAGACTCGCTTATGAGAGATTTCCTAATTATAGAAAAAGCCTTGCTATGCAGATTGAGTGTGAAGAGAGATTCCACATTGATGGATTGATAATCCGTACAGAGGAATATGTAGCAGAAGAGTGCAAGAAGTTGGCAGAACAGCTAAAAGAGTTTGAAGAAAGTGAGGAAAGTTGATGAGTGTAAAAGGATATAAAGCATTCAACAAAGGAATGATATGTAAGGGCAAGCAATACAAAAAAAATACGACTTACGAAGAAAATGGGAACAAAATATGTAAAGCTGGTGTAATGCATTTTTGCGAAAATCCATTTGATGTACTGAATTATTATCCACTTGTAGATGAAAATGGAGATATTTCAGATTTTGCAGAAGTTGAAGCCGTTGGAGATATTTATAAAAAAGGAAATAAGTCGGCAACAAACAAGCTACATATTGGTGCAAAACTTGGGCTTAAAGGATTCATCAAGGCTTGTGTGGATTTTACTATTGAAAAGACAAGGATTGAACCTATAAAAAATAACGAAGCTGATAACAGCAATAAAGATTACGCAAAGATAGGTTCAAGTGGAGATTCCGCAAAGATAGGTTCAAGTGGAGATTACGCACAGATAGGTTCAAGTGGATATTCCGCAAAGATAGGTTCAAGTGGATATTCCGCACAGATAGGTTCAAGTGGAGATTCCGCACAGATAGGTTCAAGTGGATATTCCGCAAAGATAGGTTCAAGTGGAGATTACGCACAGATAGGTTCAAGTGGATATTCCGCACAGATAGGTTCAAGTGGATATTACGCACAGATAGGTTCAAGTGGATATTACGCACAGATAGGTTCAAGTGGATATTACGCACAGATAGGTTCAAGTGGAGATTCCGCAAAGATAAGTTCAAGTGGATATTACGCACAGATAGGTTCAAGTGGATATTACGCACAGATAGGTTCAAGTGGATATTCCGCAAAGATAGGTTCAAGTGGAGATTCCGCAAAGATAGGTTCAAGTGGATATTACGCAAAGATAGGTTCAAGTGGAGATTCCGCAAAGATAGGTTCAAGTGGATATTCCGCAAAGATAGGTTCAAGTGGAGATTCCGCAAAGATAGGTTCAAGTGGATATTACGCACAGATAGGTTCAAGTGGAGATTACGCACAGATAGGTTCAAGTGGATATTACGCAAAGATAGGTTCAAGTGGAGATTCCGCAAAGATAACATCCGAGGGCAATAATTCCGTAGTTATGGCAGCAGGCTACAATTCAATAGCAAAAGCGAAAATCGGTAGTTGGATAACATTAGTGGAATGGATTAGAACTGATAAAACGGACGATAAAGGTAATTGCATATGGAAACCTAGGTGTGTAAAAACTGAATATGTAGATGGAAAGCACATTAAAGAAGATACATTCTATAAATTAGTTGATGGTGAATTTAAAGAAATAGAAAGTGAGGAATGATTATGATTAGCATAGACTTGGGTAATGTAAAAATTAATGGTAGCAGAATGTTAGTAAAGGCAGAGCTTGCTACGCTCTTAAAGGTTTGCAAAGATGTCATGGGAGAAGAAGATTATAAATACTGCATAGAAAAGGCTGAAACTAGTACAGAAGAAATTTGCAAAGATATTGATAAAGAGATTGGCAAAGATGCTCGCATGAACCTTGAAAAAATTATACGGATTATTCTTGGAATAAAGGAGGATAAATAATTATGGCAGAGAATACAACAGTTACAATCCCAGAAAACAAAACAGAGGTAGTAGCACACAATAACAAGGTAACAGATTACAGCCTTGGCATTTTTGGAACATCAGACAATTTTATTATGGCTATGCAGATGGCAAAGGCATTGGCTGAATCAACGATTGTTCCACAAACATACCAGAAAAATGCGTCTAACTGCTTAATTGCTATCGAACAGGCGCAGAGAATGCATATTAGTCCGCTTATGGTTATGCAGAATCTTTATCCAATACAGGGCAAGCCAAGTTGGAGCAGTAAATTCTTAATAGCTTCAATTAATGCTAGTGGAAAATTTGACATGGAATTACAGTACGATGAAACAAAGGATAAAGACGGAAAGCCTTACTCGTGCGTTGCGTGGACTATGAAGAATGGAAGAAGAGTTGAGGGCATGGAAGTCAATATGCAGATGGCAAAAGACGAGGGCTGGCTTGGAAAGAATGGCAGTAAGTGGAAGACAATGCCACAGCTGATGTTGAGATATAGAGCTGCTTCATTTTTCAGTAGCTTGAATTGCCCTGAATTAACAATGGGAATTTATACAAAAGAAGAAATCGAGGACAACGATTTTAACGAATACTCTATGGATATAGAAGCCCAGGCACATGAAGATATTGTGAGCAATGCTAATTCGGTAGATTTTGAAGAGACGGAAGCGGAGAATACAGAAATCCCAGAACCAGAAGATAGCACACTTCCGCCATTTATGCAGGCAGAATAGGGGGAAATATGATTTTTGTTAAACTAATGATTTTATTGTGGGTAATCTTTTTGATAATCAGATTTTTTGTAAGGGCAAATTTATCGCTCTTGGAAGAGACACTTATTGCACTAGGCAAACTTCCCAAATTAACATTTGGACTTGCATTGTTTCTTATCAGCTTTTGCCTTGCATTTATTGATAGCTTTGTAGCTTTGATCTGGTTTTTGTTTTTTAGATAAGGAGATTGAGTATGAGAGTAATTTCACAGGACGGAATAATAGATGTTCCATATGATTGTTTTTCATTATCCATGTCTAGTGGGAGATATAAAGATGTAGAAGTGGCATATATCCATTGCCAAAATTCATCATCACCGAATGGCACAAAGTTAGCTGAATACTCAACCAGAGCAAAGGCAGTTAAGGCTATGGAAATGTTGAGAGAAGCATGGCTAAATGAAACCCAAGAATTTGAGGATGGAATTTACCATAGAAATATTATTTTTCAATTTCCACAGGATGATGAAATCGAGGTGTGAATATGTACAAAGATATGTCACTAATACTGAAAGACGGACAAGTCGGGGATTTCAAACTCCAACATTACGACATTTCAGATAATGACTTTTACGCAATCGTCCGCTGCGGAATACCACCGGGAAGATATATAAGGCTCATTAACAGATGTGATTGTGTAATGCCTGATACTCCTATGGAAAAGGAAACAAATAGAGATTTTATCCGTAATGCACACGGAAATGTCCTTATTGGTGGACTTGGAATAGGTCTTATCATTCTTGCAATACAGGATAAAGAGGATGTTAAGCAGATAACAGTTGTTGAGAAAAATCGTGAAGTAATTGAACTTGTCGGAAAGCAGTTACCGCTTAATTCCAAAGTAAACATTGTGAATGATGATGTGTTTGAATATAAGCCACTGCTTAAGTATAACACGATTTATATGGATATATGGAACTATATTAATGAAGATGTTTACAACAAACAGATGAAGTCTTTAATTAATCGCTACAGGAGATATTTAGTTCCTAAAATCGAAGATGAAAACAGATATATTGATTGCTGGTGCAAAAGACAGGCAAAGAATGGAGAGCGGATATGAAGCAAAATCCAATAATAATGGCGTGCGAATTGTGTGGAAAGCCACAACCAAAAGATGAATCACGTTCTAATGAAAACTGGAATGTTTATGATGCAAAAGCTGTTTGTGAATGTGGTGGAAAATTCAAAATAATGTTAAGTGAAGACGCGGAGAGATTAAGGAAGTGATTTTATGAAGATTATCAAAGGTAAAGAGAAAGAATACAAAGATTGGTACGACAAGAATAGTGACGGATATAGCAGAGCTTGCTTCACTTATGCTGAAAGGTGGGCTGAACTGTTAGAGGTGGAAATTGACAAGAGTAATGATGTTATGAAGTGCTTTGTTGATAATGCCGACAGATTAAGTCGTGAAGCAGACACAGAGGGCATAACAGGATTTATGTATGGCTGTGCTGTTAATATTCTTTCACAGTGTTGGGAATATGGAGAATATTTGAGAAAGTGGCATAACAAAGAATATGGTTATGACGGAGATGGTGTTGTAAATCCAGCAGTTATGACAGTAGGTGTGAAGCGATGAGGCTAAAATGCATTGCGACAGGAAGTACAGGTAATTGCTATTTGCTAACTTCCAACAGCGGAGAAACGCTTATCCTTGATTGTGGAATACCGATTAAGGAGATTAAGAAAGGCTTGAATTGGAACATTAAAGATGTTGTGGGTGTGTTATGCACCCATAAACACCTTGACCACAGCAAGTCGGTAGCTGATATTAGAAATATGGGTATTCGTGTATTTAATCCGACACTTAATATTTTTCTTGATGTGGTGCATTTTGGCGATTTCACAATTAGACCTTTTGACCTTACGACAGTAGATGGCAGATGGACACATACAAATGCAGATGGTAGCGAGTGTCCTTGTTATGGATTTTTAATCACTCATCCAGAAATGGGGAAAATGCTTTACATAACCGACACAGAGTTAATTAAGTGGAGATTTAAAGATATAAATCACATTCTCTTAGGCGTGAACTATGACAAGGATTTAGTTGATAAGGACAACGACCCAAAGACAAGACACGTTTTCAGAGGTCATTTAAGTATTGACACAGCTTGCGATTTTGTCAAAGCAAACTATTCAGACAGCTTGCAGAATGTCATAATGTGCCATCTGTCAAGTGAAAATGCTGATAGTGATAGTTTTATCGAGAAGATGAAAAAAGTCGCTTGTGGGGCAAATGTGGATGTTGCAGAGCCTAATAAGGAATGGCTACTTACTAATCCTAATGAGTGCCCTTTTTAAAAACTAAACAGACAGGAGAAAAAATAATGAACATTGTAACATTAATCGGCAGATTAACTAGAGAGCCTGAGATTAGATATTCACAGGGCGAAAATGCAATGGCGATAGCGAGATTTACGCTTGCCGTTGATAAGAATTTTAAAAAGAAAGACGATAAAGCGAATTTCATTAACTGCGTGGCTTTTGGCAAGATTGCTGAAACGATAGAAAAGCACGTATTCAAGGGTTCAAAGATAGCGGTTATTGGTGAATGGACTACAGGCAGTTATAAGAACAAAGACGGAAACACAGTTTATACCAATGAGTGCAATATATCTAAGTTGGAATTTTGCGACAGTAAAAATTCAAGTGGCAGCAGTGCAGAACCACAGCCAAAGCCTGATGATGGCTTTATGAATATTCCTGATGACATTGACGAGGAATTACCATTTAACTAAGAATAAGTTGATTATAGGGCAGTCAATAACGGCCGCCCTAGAAAGGAAAAACAATGGCACAACCTAATTACAGAAAGATATATGCAATGAAAGCTCAAAGAGAAAAGCGTATCAAGGATATATGCCCCACAATTCCACGCAATAGCGGTATATATGCTTTTACCCGAACTGATGAAGCTGGCATACGTAGAAGTTATGTAGGACAGGCAGTAAACCTTTTAGAGAGGTGTGCTTCACATTTAGGTGAGTATGACCACATAGCACTAAGCCTTAAGAAGCATGGCTTTTATTCGGCTGAAAATCCGTATGGTTGGAAACTTGATTATATGACATGCCCTAAGTCAGAGTTAGACGATAGAGAAATTAACACTATCAAGACATTCGCTGATAGGGGCTTTCAGATGTATAACGTTACAGCCGGAGGTCAAGGGCTAGGCAAGATTGTATCAGGACAATATAAACAGCCTAAGACCTACACACAAGGCATACAGCAAGGCAAAAAAGTGTTAGCGAGGGAATTATCCTCTATCGCAGAAAAGCACCTTACAATCCGCTTAAAGCCCGAAAAAGAGCATAACAAGGTATCGCAGAAACAGTATGAGAAGTTTATGGATTTATTGAAAGAAGGTAGGAGCGAATGAGCGGAATTAAAGGCTATACAGCGGAAGAAATCGCACGAGATACAAAGGAAAAACTTATTAGCGATTATGAACTTTGCGTGCGTGATTTAGTTGAAATCAAACAGCACGAAAAAGCAATTGCGGATATAAGACTTGATTACAATTCAAAGATAATAAAGTACAGGATGAAAAGTGTAGGCAGAGTTCTTGACTTCATAAGAAGTGAATATAGGGCAGGCAGAATTTGCGACCTTGAAATACTACTCTGTCACTGCCAAAACAAGCTAAATGGCAACATTGACGGAACAGAATTAGACCTTGATGATCATTTAAGAGGGGTTCCTTTTGAGAAAGTGGGTGGTTCAGAATGAGTAAAGCATACAAATGTGATGTTTGTGGCAAATTTTGTAGCAATTGTTATGAAATAACAGGCTTTGATATTTACCCTGATGATTTTGCAGAAAGAGGTTATCCCGATGTCAATAAAAAGGTAGTGATAAGTGAAGTATGTGAAGATTGTTACAACGATATCAAGAGCTACATTCATAATAAGATATTTGAAGCGGCTAAAAAGCGGACAAAAAGGTTTAATTAACTAAAAATCAAAGAAAGGAAATAAAAATGGAGATTAACGTTGATAAATCAATAGTTTCCAAGAGCATTAAGCACTATGGTGAGGGAATGCAGTCGGTGGTATGCATGGAAGAACTTTCCGAGCTGTCACAGGCGATTAGCAAGGAAATTAGAGGTAGAGGCGACAGGAGCAATCTTGTTGAGGAAATGGCTGATGTAATTATCTGTTTGGAGATTTTGAAACAGATTTTTGCCGTAACTAATGTTGAGATTGAAGAATGGGTAGAATTCAAACAGGAGCGTAATTTAAAGCGCATAAACTTTGAGAAAAAAGATTAAAATACATCAATCGAAACTTGAAGAAATAGGAGATTAATTAAAATGGCAGAACGTAGAATGTTTGCTAAGAAAATAACTGAAAGTGACGCTTTCCTTGATATGCCGAGCAGTACTCAAATGCTTTATTTTCACCTATCTATGAATGCCGACGATGACGGATTTGTTAATAATCCTAAGAAAATACAGCGAATGTGTGGTGCTTCCGATGATGATTTTAAGCTATTACTTGCAAAATCGTTTGTACTTTTATTTGAAAGTGGTGTGATTGTGATTAAGCATTGGAAAATGCACAATTACATACAGGCAGACAGATACAGACCTACAGATTATGTTGAAGAAAAATCAATGTTGGGATTGAAGAAAAATAAGGCATATACGCTTGATGTAAACAAAATGGATACAAAATGTATACAAGATGTATCCGTAGGTAAGGATAGTATAGGTAAGGTAAGTATAGATAAGAGTAGTATAGTTAAGGATAGTAAAGATAAGGATATAAAAGAAAAAGATATTGATTTATCAATATCTAAAAAGAAAGCCGTCTACTATCCCGATGATGAAATGCTAGAGAGTGCTTTTCAGGAATATCTGACAATGAGAAAGAAGATTAAGAAACCGATATGCACCGACATGGCATTGCACCGAGCTATGAACACTATCGAGAGACTTTCAAAGGGCGATAATAACTTAGCGGTTAAAATCCTCAATCAGTCAGTAGACCACTGTTGGCAAGGCTTATTTGCACTAAAGGACAACGAGCCACATTCAACTAACAAAGGTGCTATTGATTGGGATAACGTGTGAGGTAGAGATATGACAAGAGACGAGACAGTTAAAATTATCCGCATTATGTGTGATTGCTACCCTAACTACAAGCCAAGCAATTTATCCGAGACAGTAGATGTGTGGAATATGATGTTGGAAGAATACAGCTACAGTCAAATATCTATGGCATTGAAAACTTACGTGCACTCCGATACAAGCGGATTTGCACCGAGCATTGGACAGCTAATCAACAAACTGCATGAGGTTCAATTTCCACAGGAGCTTAACGAAATGGAAGCGTGGTTACTTGTCGGCAAGGCGCTTAGGAATGGCACTTATGGAGCTGTTGAGGAATTTAATAAGCTACCGCCACTTGTTCAAAAGGCTGTCGGAAGTCCTGATAATCTTAGAAATTGGGCGCTGACGGACAGCAAGAGCATTGAAAACGTAGTACAGTCAAACTTTATGAGAACCTACAGGACAGTTGTTAATCGAGCAAAGGAATATCAAAAAATGCCAAAGGATATAAAGGCATTGATTGAAAACACCAATAAAGGCTCGTATTCGGCTCAAATCAGCTCTAAAAATCAACAGACGATAAAATTATCGCTCGAAGATAATAAAAGCCAAAATAAGCCAATTAAAGGTATTCCAATGCCAAAAGAAATTAAAGAGCGCATTGAGAAGATGAAAAGATAGGAGGTAAAGAGGTTTTGGTCGACCAATTAAAACATGTTTTACTCCTAGCGAAAAATGATAAAAGACAAGTATTCAAGACAGAGGTATGAAGAGCGAAAAGCCAGTAACCTTTGCGTGCTTTGTGGAAAACCGCTTGACAGAGAAGGTGTGGTTTGTACGGCATGTAACAGCAAGCGTACAGCATATGGCAGAGAGCTTTATAAAAAATTGCAGGCAGTTGGTGTTTGCCCTAGATGTGGTAAAAACTTGCTGTATGGTGATGAAAAAAGCTGTGTTGAGTGTAGAGCAAAATCAGCCGAAGCTGCGTCAAAGAAACGTGCTGCTGATGTTGAAAAATATAACGAGCGACAAAAAGCATGGCGAAAAGCACGATACGAAAAAGACAAGGAAAACGGCATATGCACACGCTGCCGCAAAAGAAAAGCAGACCCAGGGCATACCACTTGCACATTTTGCCGAGAAACAATGAGAAGAGCGCACGTTAAAATGCCTGAAAGAACCGGCAGATATGAACAAGGACTATGTTTTTTCTGCGATAATCCGGTAAAGCCCGGATATAAGGTCTGCGAAATGCACTATCAGCAGAATGTCAAAAATGCAACTTGTGAAAAGGCGAACTTGGCACGGCAGAAGATGAAAGAAAGGGGTCCGCAATGGAAGCCTTGACGGATTTTTACGAGTTTTACCGACCACTGCAAAGAAGATATGACTTGCGAATGTTTTATAAAACCAATGGCAAGGAAACAAAAATAACTATCCGGCAGCGTGACAAAGAACTTGTAAAAGTTACAGAGGAAACCACGGAAGCCTGTTTCGTCAGAGCAAAACGAGAACTTGAAGAGAGAATGAAGAAATATGAGCAACAAACTAAAACCAAAGAAAAAGCACAAAGAGCCGGATTTTACATGGACAAAATCAGAGAGAGTTACGCTGAAAAACAGTGATAGTCGCAGAAAGCTCGTAAGGCGGTCTTTCACAGACTTTATGGATTTAGGCTACTGGATAAATACGGTTAACGCAGAAGTTATCGGCAACATTATCGACAATCCGGAGTTATTAGAAAGTGAGGGATAATATGGCAGAGAAGAACAATAAAGAACCAACCCCATATGATTGCAAAGGGTGCAAATACGAAAAAAGCACAAACATAAAGGAACTTTTAGCTTTTTGCACGCATTGCAAAAGAGCTTATTCCCACGAAGAGGACAGGGAAATCCACGAGGATAGATATGAGGAGGATATAACATGACAGAGAGTGAAGCAATAGAAGCAATACAGTTTGATTTAAAAATAGGCGGTGAAATACATTCTCAGGTATTGCGCGATGCTGTTGGTGTTGCAATACAAGCGCTTGAAAAGCAGATACCAAAGAAACCAGATTTTACAGAAGATAAAGAATTTGCTTTATGCCCTTGTTGCAATGGAAAGGGCTTACTTAACAAGCAGAAATATTGTGATAATTGCGGTCAGAAAATAGACTCAGATTGGAGCGATAAGGAATGGCCGACATAACAACAGTAGTATACACCACCCTCATAGTATTCGGATTAATTGGTCTGATAGAGACGGTACTTATGTGGTGCCACATCCGCGGACGAGATAAGACGGATGATGAGATACAAGAGAAATGGTGTAGTGAAAACAACAAACATTAATTAATTTATCAGAAAGGAATAGGTTGTCGCGACATAAAACCGAGGTTTCCTTTTGGTGGATTTAGGATGACAGTACATTGTTTATTTGAGCAGTCGGGAACATTTAAAAACGCTTTTAAAAAGTATGGAATTGAAGCCTACGACTATGATATTCAAAATGAATTTGGCGAAACAGACTATGTTACCGACCTTTTTAAAGAGATAGATGGGGGGTATCAAGGTGAGCCGAGTTTATTTGATAGGATAAGTCCTGATGATTTAATATTTGCATTTTTCCCTTGCACTTATTTTTCAGACCAAAGTCCTAGACACTTATGCTGCACGGCTTATCAATATAAGAATTACACTATTGAGCAAAAATGTGAGGTGTCAATGAAAAGACATAGGCAGTTAAGTCTGTTTTATGAGATACTTAACAAATTTGTTATTGTATGTCAAAGAAAACATCTAAAGCTGATTATAGAAAACCCATTAAGCACTAGCGGAATGCATTATTTAACACATTTTTGGTGCATAAAGCCTAGTGTTATCGACAAAGACAGAACATCGAACGGAGATTACTATAAAAAGCCTACACAATATTGGTTTATTGGTTTGCAGCCCAAGAATAATCTCATTTTTGAACCATTAGAGGCAGTTGAGGTTATGAAACAAAGATATGTTACAAGTGACAATTCATTGGGAGTGGACAGAAAAACAGCACGCTCAATGATACATCCACAATATGCAGATAGATTTATCAGACAGTATATTCTTGATGAAGAAGCATGGAAAAGCAAAAGTTGACATTTAAGGAGATAGCCGATGAATAACAGAACCATGAGTGATATAGAACCGATTGAAAGACAATGTGCATACGAGGACAACAAGCCGTGCGACAGCTCATGCCGATACTCAAATACTTGTATACACAGTGCAAGCAAAACCGAAGAATAGGAGACAGGTCTATGAAGTTTTCAAAACTGACTAGACCGGAACTTGAAGAAATTTTGAAAAATGCCAATTTCACCGATGAGGAAGCGGAAATTTTTAAGTTGCTAGTTGCTGATAAGAGCCTTGAAGAAATATCACAGAGACTATTAATTTCAAAAACGACCACTTCCCGGAGAGTGGCAGACATTAAAAGCAAGATAGAAAGGAGTCGGGCAATGATTAACAAAGTGCCGATATGGGAAAAAGTAACGCTGACGATTGATGAAGCCGCGGAATATAGTAACATAGGAATTAACAGAATTAATGAAATGCTCAACAATCCCTCATGCCCTTTTGTACTTTTTGTTGGAAAGGGAAAGCGATTGGTTAAGCGCAAGGAGTTTGAGCGGTATCTCGAAAAGACTAATAATATATAGATATATTGAATTATAAGCCATTATGTAGTAATATAGAAGTTATCATATAATGGCTTTTGATTTTGAAAGGAGCCATAAATCAGTATGGGAAAGGATTTGAGAGGAAAAGAGCTGGGAGTCGGAATAACTCAGCGCAAGGACGGACTCTATCAAGGCAGATACAAAGATAGGTTCGGCAAAAGCAAAACGATTTACAATAACAAATTGTCGGAACTGCGAAAAGAACTTAGCATAGCAGTGAGCGACAATCAACTATTTACAAGTGTTAGAGACAACGTTACCCTCGATGCGTGGTTTGACAGGTGGATGAATGTATACAAGAAAAAGAGCGTGCGCCCCAATACGATTAGGGAATACACTCACATATACAAGAAGAATATTTCACCATGCCTAGGAAACTATGACATAACATCTATCCGCAAATCAGATGTGCAGTCACTCATCGACAAGGCTTCTGATGATAATTACAAGTATGAAAGGCAAAATAAAATCAAGGTTATCCTAAATGATATGTTTAGCAGAGCTATGGAAGATGACCTGATGATTAAGAACCCGGCAAAGGGTGTAAAGCTAAGGGCAGACAAAGAAGTTAATGCTTTTGCACTGACAGTAGAGCAACAGAACGAGTTCTTTGAAGCGTGCAAAGGCACATTTTACGACAACATGTATAATGTGGCAGTTAATACAGGCTTGCGCCCTGGGGAATTGTTTGCACTCACAATCGCAGACATACATATAGAAGAGGGATATATTGATGTTAATAAAACGCTTGTGTATCAGAAATACCTTGAAGATACAGGCAAGACATTTCATGTTGAGCCACCAAAAACCAAACAGAGTTACAGACACGTACCAATCAACAGTGTGTGCAAGGAGTACTTGTTAAAGCAGTTTGAGCTTAAAAAGATAGTTTCGGCACGCAGATCCAAAGAACAAAACGAATATTTGTTTGTTACAAGGTTCAATACACCGATTAATTCGGTTATATATAGCGACTCTATACGTTCAGTTGTAAGACAGATAAATGACACAAGGAGCTGTGACAATGAATTTCCGTTTTTTAGTGGTCACACATTCAGGCATACATTCGCAACAAGATGTTTTGAGTCGGGAATCGAGCCGAAAGTCGTTCAATCATATTTAGGTCATGCAACGCTGAAAATGACAATGGACTTGTATACACATGTCACACCTGAAAAGTCACTTACCGACATTGAAAAAATCGTTGGTACTGGCAACAAAATCATAGAATATAGAAGAAAATGTGTGTAG